CTTTGTTTTTTCTACACTTAGCTATAGCTCCACTTGCATAAGCGGATGGAAACACTTTGTACTGTCTTTTTACTTTGTAATAACACGCATCTTTTGGCATAATTAATCTCTTTTAATTTTTATTGATGATGATCTATCTAATGACGATCTACTTATGTTTGTATTGTATTTTACAACTTTTTTCTTTTTTCTTTTATTTTGTTCCCATTCTAATTCCCATTTTTGCCAGCCTAAAGCATTAGCTACTCTCATCCATTCTTCATTTTCAGAGTCCAACGCGTCTTTTATATTTGTTAGCTTTCGTATGCCTCTATCAAGTGGTACATTTGTTGTTGCACTCACTAATTGACCTATAGCCATCGTAGCAGGGTTGTCTAAAGATAAGCCTTTTTCGGCTATTTCTTTTTTATTCCAATCAAACGTCCTTCCGGCTGATCTTATCTTTCTTATCTTAGATGATATTGGAGGTGATATGTTGATTAAATCTATAGCTACGTCTTGTTTATTACCTCCTTTAGCTATTTTTATTATAGCGTTTTTCACGGTAGAAACAGCTGCACCAGCAAACCCAGTTCCTCTCAATAGTGAGTCAACCATTCCGTTTACAATATTACCGTATTTTTCAGCTTCCTTTTCATCGTCTGGCTCTTCATCACCAAAAGCAATAGCGAATAAAGACTGCTGCATGGCATTAAATATAACATTTTGTATTGCACCATAGTAAATTATCTTAGATATATTAGTTTTAGCATCCCCACGCCCGTTTTTAAGATCACTAGCGGCTCTTTGTATAATTCTAGCATACTGAGCTGGTGTATTTGCAAAAGCTAATATAATACGACCTAATGGGCCAGCTTGCTGTTGACTAATTCTATCAGGTCTACTTGATTGCTGATTCTCTTCTGTTATTTCTCTAAAATCTAAAAACGCTTTATCTTGTGCTTCTTTTTCTGATAAACCTTTTTTAATGTAAGATTTTACTCTGTTTCTATAAAACGATGCACCGCCCGTTGCAATAGCAAAACTATCCGCAATTTGTGTTGGTAAAAATCCTAATTTTAATAATTTATTTACAAACGCTTTAGCTTTGTTTTTAGATTCAGCTGCAATTTCAGCAATATCAGCTTCGTTAACGTTTATTTTTAATCCATTTCTTCTTTCAACTAAATAGTCTGAATTCATTATAAACATTACATCTTTCCAAAACTGCGGTTGGTTTGCAAAAGCTGCGGCTGCTTTTAATGGATTATTATCAGTAAAATTTACAAAGTTAACGGATGATATAGTTTGTAGCACTGCGGACCTCATGTTAAAGAACATAATAGCTCCGACGGAACCATTAAGCCAATCTACAAATCTACCTGTTAATTGATCACCAGGATAACCTCTGTTTTTACCGGTTTTCATACGCTGCAGCATGTTGTCTAATGCATATCTATAATTTTTTCCAAATGCAGCCTCCAACTTATTCATATTAGCTTCATCAAATATTATATCCACGTTTGATTGCCATTGTGATAGCGCTTCTTTTCTTGTGGTAGTGTTTAAACCCTGCAGTAAATCTGTTGTCATTGTACCCATCAACCAATTTTTATCTGGCTTAGGGTACCCCATTTCTTTATTTATTTGTATCAATTTATCAGCAAAAGATAATAAGTTTTTATTTTTTTGCACGTAATCATTTAATGTTTTTAAATCTGATTTAGCCAAGCCATCAATATTCATATTTTGTTTATTCCAAATATGGACTCTTATAGCCTGCTCAACCGTAAATGGCTCACCGGGTAATTTATTTTTTAACGTTTTTGGTGCAATATTAGCTATTTTTTTAATTTCTTTAAAATCATTAGCAAGAGCAACCCTAGTATTAGATATATCAACCATTGCCTTAGCAAATGGATCAGATAAATTTTTCTTAAACCAAGCCAACTGGGAGTCCCCTTGTTTACCTTTACCTACCATTTTGTAAATTAAACCCATAAAATCTTGTGCAGATGGAGGTATGCCTATATAATCAAAAGACCCTTTGTCTTTACCCGCAACTTCGGCTTTTGCTTTAGCATATCTTTTTTCAGACCCAATGTTGGTTTTATTTTCAATTATATCGTTAAAATCTTTGCTTAAGTTTACAGCGTCTGTTTCTTCTTTTATTTTTTGCTTATTAGCTTTGTCGGTTTTAAATTCTTCTATAATTTTGTCATTAAAATTGACTCCTTTTATGCCGTAACCTGCATTATTAACTTTATAAATATCGGCAACAGCCTTACCATTAGCCATTATAATATTCTCAGGTTTGACACCCGCCATTCTGCAAAGCTACATTAATGTTAAAATATCTAGCCCATATGTTATCTTTAATAAACCAATTTTGTGGTGTTTTTTCCTTGTATGTGAATTTTTCTCCGTTATATCCTATTCCTTCAAGTTTATTATCCGACGCATTTGATAGAGCACCTTGTTGAAAATTTTGTGCAACATGCTTAAATGATTTTTTAATATTCCCGTTTACTGCTTCTAAAAATAAATATTTAGCAACTAAACTTGCTGGCAGCGTGTGTTCTTGGGTATAAGAACCGTTTTTATATCCTTTTTCATAAAAAGTAACAGGAGAAGAAGCTCTCATGAAGTGTCCTTGATATGCGCTAGTCGATGAAAGCATAGCCGCAACAAAAGGTATATTTTGTTCAGGATTTTTTTTCATTAAAGACTCAAAAGTTAAAAATAATTTATTTAAGCCTTTTAAAGAATTTTTTTGTGATTGGGTAAAATCTTTATCATCTAATAAATTTTCTAAATTATTATATTGAGATGTTGTAACTCTTGTCGTCATATCTTTATACACACCTTCCTCTGCAAATTTCTTACCTCTTTTTTCAACTGAATCTATCCAGGCTTCCGCCTCTTTAACGCTTCTAAATGGAAAATTTCCACCATATGTCCTAAGGCTGGACTCGTCTGCGGTTCTTATTGTTTTACGCTCTTCTTTATCTAAATTTAATTCTTTTTTTAATTTATCAGGCAATAAACTATTGGTAGTACCTTGAAGTGTTAACCAAACTGATTTTGGTATTTGTTCGACAAACCCATTTTCCTCCGCTATTTTTAAAAACTTTTTTCGACCAGCTTCGGTATTCATATTTATAGCAGCATAATCTTCATTTATATTCTTTACTAATTTTTTCCAATCTTTATTGTTAGCGGCAAAATCTTCAAGATCAGATGAATTTAAAATATCGTTGGTCATAAAGATGTTTAAATCCGTAATTAAATCGTTTACTTGTAAATTTTTTAAATCATTTTCATTTTTAATATGATAATTTAAAATTCTTTCAGCTAAAGATTTTTGATTTTTTGTTGCGCCTTTTAAAGCTTGCTTAAATTTTTCTATAGATCTACTAAGTGCTTCTCCAAATTTAACTCCACTTTTTATTAATGTTTTTAAAGATTTTAAAAATATTTTAGTAGCAGGCACAATAGGTATTGGGCCACCTTGCAAAGTCGTTTTTCCAAATTGATCAACAGCCGCTATTGCTCTGTCTATTCTTTCTAGTAGTTTTGGTATTGCATCTTTTGGTATTTCTTTTTTTAAAATTTCTTGTCTATCTAAAAAATCTTTTTTAACAATAGGATCGGTTAGAGCTTCTGCTATTTCATTTTTTATAACTTCGGGGGAAATTATATCGGCTAATCTTTCTTTTCTAGCTCTTAATGTACTTAACCCTTTTGTTTCATCGGTGTAAAAATTTAGGACATCTTCAAATGTTGGATTGTCATACTCAAACTTACCTTTACCAGAGGCATCGCCTTCAGTCATACTTTCTCTTCCAACTTGCTTTGGTTTAAATAATTCAAGCTTGTTTTTAACATAGTCGGGTATAATATTATTATCGCCAAATAACATATCATAATTAACCCCTAAAAAAGATGCAAATTGATTATTAGCGCCCTCCTTAGCCGTAAACTTCCCTCCCATTTCTTCAAGTATTTTGTCTGAAACTTTTAAAACACTAGCGTTGTTTATTGCGGTTCTGATTTGATTTTTATCTCTACCAGATTTTTCTAATATTCCAGGCAGTTTGCTTTTTAATATTTGTTTTGCATTTTGCTGAGCTTCTTCTTTTGTAATTCCAGCTATATTGTTTAACTTAGCGTTTTGCTCAGGCGTTCTTGTGCCTTGCAAATCCAAAACCTCTTGAGTGGTGTTGTCTAATTCAATTCTTGATTCTTTTATTTCGCCTATATCTTCAGTAAATTCTTTGCCTAATATCTTTCTAGATGCCTCAATCATTCTTTTAGGCAGTTGCTTATTTATAAAACCAGACAATGGAGCTATTTTGATTTGCTTTTGTCCTTTTGCTTTAGCTTCTTTGTTAGCCTGCTTTTGTTTTTTAACATAAGCTGGATACTCTCTTATAAGGCCCAGTATACTTCTTTGTTTTGTCTCACCTGTTTTGGGATTCTTTTTATCAGAAAATAAACCAATTTCAATTTCACTAGTTAATAATTCTCTATCAAAATTAGGAGCCCCTTCTCTTTTATTTACTAATTTTTTAACTATAGGTTTGAATTTTTCAATTATTTCAAAAGCACCATCAATTCCTTTTTCGTTATAAATATCTTGAACCTCATTTGAAATTTTTTCATTTTTGGCTTCCTCTAATTTAGTTTGCCTTATTTTATCAGCTACTGATATTATTCCCAAGGGATCCATCATCAACGAACCAGGTTCTTTTATAGGCTTTTCAAGTTTTGTTATTTTTTCATCAAGTTTAATTGATATATTTTCTTTGCTTATTTCACCAAGTCTATTGTCTATTTCTATTAATCTTTTAGAATCTTCAGAAACTAAAGCTTTATTCTCGCCGGCGTCTTTTATTTTATTAGATAGTTCATTTCTTTTTTGAACCAAGCTTACAGTTTCGTTTACCAGGCTGGGCGCAATTTTTAAATTATCGGCTATTCTAATAGACGCTTGTGCATTTTTAAAATTAAGTTTAATTTCATTTGATTCAGTTAAGCTTAAATCACCTAATTTAACCTTATTGTCTAATTCTGTATTTAATGCTTTTTCTGAAAATTGGTTCCTGGATAATTCAACTACATCGTCGGTTATTTCGCTATCCGTAAAAGCTTCGGATATTTCTTTTATATTAGCTTTTTTAAGAGATTTGTTAACAGCCCTATTGCCTATAGCATCCCTTACTATTACACCACCAGCTCCGGCACTTGCCATACCTTTACCTGTTGCCATACCTATTAAAAATGTGTCGCCAGCCTCATTCCACCATTCATTAAATTTTTCTTCACTCATTTTAAAACCCTTAGTATCATCATAATATTTAGATTCTAAAATTTTATTTATAGTTAAAGTTCCTAATTCAGATGCTCCTTCTTGACCCCCAGCCTTAGCTATTCCGGTAGCCATTTGCAGCATCGTTTTTTTAACTACTTCTTTTGGTTTTCCTATAAGATTTTTAAAAGCCGCGCCGCCTATACGTTTAGTTACTATTTCTAATAGTCCTTCTGATGCTCCAATTCCTGATGCATATAAATTTTGTTTTAAGTCAATTTTTTTGCCTTCATCATATACGGCTTCTCTTGAAGCCTCTGCCGCAGAACCGGCTACAATAGAAGGTATACCTATGTAGGGTATCATAGCTTGACCTATAGAAGGCATCGCGCCAATAGCTTGTGTTAGTAACCTAGTTGTGCCCTCAGTAATATTGCCTTCTTTAAATATAGTGTCCGTTATATCGCTGTCATATTGTATTAAGTTTTTTTCAAGTTCTTCGGCTTCGCTTCTTAATTTAGCGGCGGCTTCTTGCCCATCTTTAGCAAAAGCCCCTATATTACCAGGTATAGGGATTGATCCCATTGTTTGTGCATAAGCGTCTTGTTCTTCAGCTGATAATTTTTCAAAATTTTCTTTTTGCTCGTCAGAGAAAGCAAATTTTTTCACCAAAGACATTTTCCATCTATTTAAAAAAGCCGGTACTTCAGCTATGTTTGCTTTAGCTCTTTTAAAATTAGCTTTGAATAAATCATCAGCAGTTGATAATTCTTCACCAGCATCAAAGTCTTTCTTAGGCGACTCATTTTTTTGTAAATCCCCAGAACCAGGATCCAAGCTGGAATCCATATCGGGTGCTGCAGTTTCCTCCACAACCGCACCCGGTGCTGTGGGAGTTTGAAAATCCAGCGAAGAGGTTTTGAATTTTTCATTAACTTTATTTAATATTTCTTCATCAGATAAACCTTGACTTACAAGGCTATTAATATATTCTTGCTTATCCATACTTATTTATTTCTGGCTTTATATAACATTATTTGATTTTCGTATTTTGTCTTATATTTTTGGAACCCGCTAGATAATGGAACTCCGCTCTGTTCAGCATTTATAACAAACTCAAACAGTCTAGGTTGACCGCCTTTTTTATCAATAAAATTAAGCCATTTTTCCATTTTAGGCTGATTTAACCTATTCATTCCTTCGTACGAAGTATATTCTTTTACCATTTCTGTGTCGTATCCAGATGAATATGCCGTACGAGCGTAGTCTCCGGAGCCGCCACTTTCGGTAGAGATAGCATCGAAATACTTACGCATGCTTTCGGGATTATATAAATTGTATTCTAATGTACTGTCTTTAAGAATTTTTCTAGTTTTAACTATTGAACCATCAGCTTGTTTTTCGTCAACCTCAACCTCTTTGCCATCAAACGTCATAGTAACGGTCCCATTAGGGTTAATTTCTAATCCAGATGCATTTTCTTTACTTCCTCTAAAAGTAAATTCTGCATTCAAAAAGTTGTCTCCTAAACTTTGTAATGCTTCAGCCTGAGCTTCATCGATATTCCTTCCGGTTTCCCCTCCGCTTGCTGATGGTGCTACTTTACCATTAACAAATTTAATAGCAGAATTATCTGGCATTATACTTCTTATAGAGTCAAACACTCTTCCATTATCAACAAAATTATTAACAATACCCGCTGTTTCAACCCTAACTTTTTGAGGCAAATATTTATCAACTTTAACTTCTTTCCCTGAACCCGTAGGCTGCTTAGGCTCTTTTCTGTAAAACTCATCAAGTAATCCATCGTCTTCCATTTTATTCAGAGTATATTTAGCAACCATTTTAAGTTTAGCACTTTTTGATTTTTCAAACAAATCTTCCGCTGTTTTTGCGTCAACCCCTAATTTTTTTTCTATTTCTTTTGGGCCAACATTTAATGGTAAATCTAATAATGTATCTGCTTGTGACCCGGTTAAATTAAATTCATTTACCTCGTTGTCGAGCATTTCTTTTTTAAGATCCTCATTTAAATCAAGTTTATTATTATAAACATTATTTGCAACACCCAATTTATTTCTAGTAAATTTTTCAGTATCAATTTCACCTCTTTCATCTAAACCGTATTGTTCGTAAACGTTTTCCATAGCTTTATCTTTGGCGTCAGCTCTTCCTGATTGAAATCCACGAACTTTTCTATCAGCAATGTAATTTTTCAAATCAGCTTTGGTTCTTGTAGACAACCCGTTAATTAAAGCATCATGCTCACTGTCAATTATATCTCTTTGCTCTTTTCCAGATGCTGTAAAAATTGTTTGCAACTCTGCTTCTGTATATTTTTTACCACCCACCTCAATAAAACTAGTAAATTTTTTAGTTTGATTGTCGTATTTAAACGTAGGTTTTGCATCACCATTTTTGATAGCATTGTATATATTTTTTTTATCGGAGTATAGCCCATGCCCTTTGTCGTTGTTTTCATCAATATCCATGTCCGATGTGTATATATAATCCAAAACCGTATTTATAGGCGTTACAGCGCCTTCAAAACTATTCTGAGCTTCTCGCATACCTTTCTGATCCATACGATTTTCAGTAGGCATAGAAAATAGCCCGCCTAAACCTTTTTTAGTTGGTTGCTCAACATTAAGTGCCTCTGCATAAAATTCTTCTAATGCAGCGTTTATTTGTTCTTTTGTTTTTTCGCCATTATCAACTGCAGCACTAAGCTCCTTTTTCATTTCCTCGCCCTGCGCGTATACAGTATCTTCGTATTTTTTTCTATCAGCAATTAATTTATCTCCTTCCGCAATACCAGCGGCTAGGCCAGTTTGAAAAGTTGTATTAAAAGCCGTAGTACCTTTAGTGTAGTCTATTGTTGTGTATGATTTTGGATTATCGTATGCTCCCATAATTTTATTTATTTAAATAATCGTACCCGTATTGTGAACCACCACCACTGTATAAATCGGAATAGTCTGCAGTCTTGGGTACATTGTAAACAACATTTTCGTTTCCAGAATAAGCACTACTAACATCTACCCCAGACGTGTTTGGTGCGTTTGCTAAGGATTTTTTATAATTTGCTCCACCAATCGCAGCCCCAGCTAAACCACCCAAGGCTCCTAAAGCTTGCCCCATCATTTGACTAGATTGTTGACTATAAGCAGCCGCCTGTCCTGAGGCAATATCAGCTTTACCAGCAAGCCTGTTTAATTGTGAAGTGTCTCTGCTTTCCTGTGCATTAAATTTGAATGCTTTACCCTGTGCGCTCGAGCACCTTGGACTCTTGCCGCTTCACTCATTTGTAATCTTTGCATTTGCTGTTCTCCTTGAGCCCTTAGTCTTGTGTTTTGAGCTTCTTGTTTTTCAATTCCAGCAGCAATACCAGATTTTGATCTTGCAGCCGCTTGGGCTAATGCGGTTGCTCCACCAGCTCCCGCCCCCGTAGCTCTTAGGGTATCTAATGTTGTTGCTAAAGCTATGTCAGTTTCAGCACCCTGTATCTCAGCCGCTTTGGTTGCTACCTGTAAATTAGCAAATGGGTTTGTCACCATACTGCTAAGATCCTTCACGTCTTCGTAAGGATTAATAACAGCTTGTCTATTTTTTTCAAGATTAGCTATTTGTTTGTTTAAAGCATCTGCTTGTTGTCTAGCTTTTCTAGCAGCTCGTCTTGCTTTACCTGCTCCAAACAAGCCACTAAGTGCAGAAACACCTGATGATATTCCCATTGCTAAAAAGGGTATTGCCATAATTTATTATTTTAATTTGATGATAATACTGTCTCAGATGAAACAGCAAATAGTTCTTTTTTTGATGTATCCGTCAGTGGTAGATTCAAACACTAGACGACACATACATACCTTTAACTACCAGAAACTTGCTTCACCAAAGATTATTTCATTTTCGCCAATAGAAGATGCTATTTTGTCAAATACGATGAATATTTGTTTTCTTTTTTGCTGAAAGCCTGTATGCTCCTGGCAAATCGTAAATTCCCGTAGAAGCATATGTTATTGTAAGTACTGAGCTATGCTATAAGCCACTGTCTGTAAATCCTAGCACTCATCGTAAATCAGTATATATGTCATTAGCATTCCAGCCTTCACGTGCCTTCGTAAGATAAATGTTTTAAATACTTTAACAACCGAAGGCGTGTTATTTAAGTATTAACTGCACTTTAGATGAATTATTCGGACACCATAAAACTTGTTGTAATCCGTTTGTTTGCATAATGCTTCCATATAAATCTGGGCAGCATTAAAAGTGTAAATAATACATTTGATAATGTAAATCCTCCCGCATTAGGTCTATAAGTATAAAAACTAGTCCAACCCTTAGAAGACTCATCATAAGCCAAATGTATATTCATAACTTGAGGTATTATTTTGCACAGACAAGGACATAGTGGTCTTTAACATGATCGTACATGCCTATTAGCTATTATTCGAATGATCTCAAGTTAGTCTTTAAACCAACTTCGCATACCATAATATGATATTTCAGTATGGCCATCTCTTGTTAACCTTATAACAACACCTCTTTTTTTATCAGCAAAGTATTTCAATCCGCCTTTGACAGCAAAGCTTTCAGGATTTGTACCAATACCGTATATTCCTAAAAAAGGTATAACCTGTCCAATAACAATTTTGCTTAAAGCTTTTATAGGAGAACCTTCTGCTGTAAAAACAGCATCTTTGTCAATCAGTGCTCTGCTAACTTTATCTTCTTGAAATATTAATAAGATTTGTGTCTTCAGCGTAAAGTTTTTGAATACTGCCCTGGGAGTCGTCCACAGCTTTAGTATTGGATTGTACCCACGCCAAATTCGATTTAATTGATTAACGCCTGTTTTGGAGTTGTAAATGCCTGAATATATCAAAGCGTTTTTTCTTCTAGTTTCTGCTATAATTTTCGTCAGTGGCAAAAGCTCTGGTAGCCAGTTCCATAGATTGGTTATTAAAGCCACCTTTTATTCTGGACTCTTCAATGTGCCAACTTCTGCTTGTATTCGAAGCAGCGGGCTTTAATAATAAAGGTGTTAAAATACCCTATTTCCTTTGCTATACCCATGAATTAAAATATTACATGTTTTAGTGTCATGTCTAACCTACGGCGCACATGAGATGTTCAAGCCAATCTCCTGAACAACACCATTTTGGGACCTGACGTTCGCATAAAGTCCCTGATCATAAGCTCCTCCAATTGGTTGAGTAACTATATTTCCAAAGAAATAATTAGTTCCTAATGCGTTGCTTGTGTATATTGTGTCCCCCACTTCTATAGTGGTTGGGCCAGTTAATTGTGGTTTTGTTATATATAATGTTTGAGTTGTTGGATTACATAATTGAGCCGCGTTTGGGGCTGTTAAATAATTAACTAAAATACCTGGGGTTATTGTTATAGTTATTGTATGTGTGTCCTGCGAAGGGGCTGCCGTGGTATGACCAGCATCCACAACTTTAACAATGATAGTATACTGATTCGTAACTAAATTTTGAGCCATATATCCAGTGCTTTTAAGTCTTCCTGGGTCTGGATTGCCAGTATCACCTGAATTAGTTATAGTAAATAAATTACTGCTGGTTACATCGGTCGACGCTAGATGCACTGAAACTATGCTATACGTAAGCCCTAATGTTTTTTGACTAACACTTCTGCTTCCATTTTCTGTTCCAACAGATAAATCAGCAATAGTGCCCACGCTATAATGCAATGAATTGCCAGTCGTTGTAAGTGAATTACTAAATGTAGGGGCTGCATTAGTTAAATGAATCACCACTGTATCCGTGTATGAAACCCCATTAGAATCTGTTACTGTAATAGAGGCATCATAAGATTCTCCATTTTGTCCGTAATAAAAAGTATCTGAAATAATTCTTAAATTGTTAGAATTTATGTCAAATTTGGCTACAAGATCTGTGCTGTAGTCGGATTGTGCAAAAACATTATTAAGTTGAAATGTTAAATTAGATAATGCGCTTCCACCAGAGTTTGTTGCACCTAAAGCCCCAATAATTCCCTTGGTGGCATTGCTAACATTAGTCTCTAAGCCTTCTGAAAATTCATTCGAATCTATTGTTATGTTTGTGGCTCCACCAGAACCACTCGCAACATCACTAATTTCACTATTTAAATCTGAAACCAATCCGCTTAAGGAAGTCTCATAATATATATCTAATCCTGATTTAAATGGTTCAGTTTCCCATATAGATAATGCGGGCAAAGACGCACCATTATCGAGTCTTTGATGTCCGTAACCATTTGGTAATTCAGCCACCAATGGGTTTGTACTAACACCTACATTTATAAATGCCATAACTTCTCCAGGCTCATAAATAAGATCAACAGTACCATCAGATTGAGTTCTTGTTGCTGAATAGCTACTAAACCATGGTCCATTGCAGTACCAATACTTATTACATCCACCTTAGCTCCTTCAGAATTAAATATGTAAGGGTCAGAAGATGTGCCAGCGGGTGTAAGCAAAGCATCCGTTTATTATTACGGGGATACAAAGACGGCATTCACTAGCACTTGTTTGTTCCGTCATACCACTCCACCAACGCCAGGTTCTTCTTGGCACTTTGTTTACATTATCACCATGCAACACCAGCCAGGATCTACTGTCGTCATCAGTGTATACTGTACTTTGTATACCATCCATAACTTGATACTGTGCGGCGGTATTGAATTGGCCAGAAGCTGATATAACTCCATGCGGGAATGTTATCTATTATAGCACTGGGTGCATAAACATTGTAATATTCTTGCTCGGTTTGTTTTACAACAGTTTTCCAAGAATACCAACCAAATTCATTAGTTGAAGCAGTATACGCGTTAGGAATTAGTGTCGTTAAATTCAATCGCGCAAGCAATACCCATTCCAGTTATGCAGGATCTGGGGGTGTGCACAGGCACCCTGACAGAAGACTTGTTGCTATCAGAAGGCAAAATAACCGGGGATTGCCTGCCGTATTTATCCGCTAGCACTATTAACCCACTTGATATGTTCTCCTAGATTTAACAGATTGGTAAGGGTATTGAACGTTCCACGTTTGCATCCGCAGAAGTTGCCGCTCTATGCGTAACATATCCCGCTTCAAAATCAACAGCTGGCAAATTATAATTTTCTTGAAAATTACCATACACAAGCCTACTCCCAGCTATCTCCTGCGCTTTTGCTTTTCTAGGCACATTATCAAAAACTCTAGTTAACTGGTCTTCTGTTAAAGTTTTAAAGGGCAAGGTTAATTCATAGTCGTATAAGTAAATGCAAATCACCCACTAAGGCTGTAAGACAGTGTTACTACTGATAGGGACATCAGTATCTGATAACAGGTATTTCAGCAACGGCCTTAACACCGGGATTATCGGCCTCTTTATAAAGTATTTCAATTTTATTTATACCATAATCTAGTACGTGACATAAGGTACGAGGGCAAGCCAATTCTTAGTTGCACCCTAAGCCAACATCATTTATAATAGGACTCAACTTCTGTAGTTGTTAGCAGGCATCGAAGCTATCTGAGGAGTGGTTAAACCATTGAGAGCCATTAGAGTAGGTTTTAGGAAGAAAGCATGTTTGCGTAAAAGGTGAGATTACTGAATACTCCCCATCTTCAAATTTATACCTGTATGCAAATTTTATAAACTCCTCTTCAAGCCTATCTTCTTGTGACGTAAATGTTAAAAGTTGGATTAGTTGATGTAGCACTGTCCACCAGCTGGTTACTTAAAGTTAATACTTATTGTTAGCCCATTTGTCGATTAACACTGCTTGAACCAAGGTGTCATCTGCAGGTACATTCAGCACCAGAAACCACTTTGGCCAACATAATATATCATAGTTAACGTTGCCTGTACTAAGTTACATTTGTCTCGGAACTTGAGGTAGTTAGCTGACAGATTTCCAGTGGTCGTTAGTTTTTGCATTCCACGTTGTGTAGAATCAACAGTTGGGATGTAAGCACCTGGGGCGCAGTTATAAGGAAAATATTTAGCAACACTAATTTTAACTTCCGAATTATAATAATAGATTATTGTAGTTTGAACCGAATTTTCAATAGCTTTTATCTATGTTTATTTTCCTAGGCTGATTGTTATCATCTGTCCAGAACAATAAATCCGTCTATTATATTAACGCCAGTAATTAAATGACTTGATGCTGAAAGTTTAAGGAAAGCACCTTTGACAATATTATATAGGTATTGATTCACTAGATTTGAAGTGCTGCCCGTTTCATAGTAATATATATGCATCATCTGAAGCACCACCGGCGCTTTGACAAAATAAAAAATTCTGTTACTGCCATCTGGCAAAGACTTTCGGAGTCCGCTATATATCCAATAACCTCTCCTGTTATATTTAAATTACCAATCTTAGAATTACCTTTGACATTTTGTACAACGCCTACATCAGATCCGTCGGATTTGGCTATATGAATATTTTGTGCATCTACGTATTCACCATTAGGTATTAAACGCGCGTCTAAATCTTTGTTCATTTTACCTTTTAGAAAGGTATTCTTGATTTCTGGCATGTATTAATGTTTAATAAATTTTGATTTGCCCCTCATAACCTGTTCTAATTCAGATATTTTAAGGCTTGATAATCTTAATTTAGCATTTCTTATAGCTGCTCTTTTTTCTTTTCTAAATCTATTTATAATGTATTCAGGAAAATTTACTCTCGCGCTAGCTACTCCATATGTTATATATTTATATATAGCGTCTTCAGCAAACTTGTGTATTTTCATTTCATCATCTGTACCCAAGCCATCTGATATATATTTTACTGTTACAACTTTCCCAGCTAATTCACTTGAAAAACTTATTTTACCGTTTAATTCGTCTATTATGAATACACCATTTTTTTGAGATGTTTCAGGATTTATACCTTTTCTACCGCCTTGAGCTGTTAATTTTTGTAAACCAGTGTTGGCGTCGTAAGACATATCTTCCTCCCCGAATTCGCCAGTAAATTTTCTATTATCAAAATTAGTAAATCTGTCGTTAATTACAGGTGTACCAGTTAACAATGTGCCATCCACGTCATACAGATAATTATAATCATCATCTTGTAATATAGATTCCGATGGTTTTGATGTATACCTTGATGGATATATCATATGTTCAATACCCATGGCGTCTACAAAAGAAAATCTAACATAATGTATATAGTCTTGGGGCATTGGTATTGACAAACTCGTACCAACTTCAATTTCTTGTATTTTTTCCGTTCTAGATATATCGTAATTAAATTCTTGCACACCTCTTTTAGTGTGAAATAATACGTCTTGTTTTTTTACATTAGATATTAACTTCCCATCGCCAACAAAGGCAACCATATAGTTGTTTATAATATCGTTTAAAGATATATATCTATAATCACCAAATTTATTTGCCGCACCAGCCGGTTTAATTTCTATAATTTTACCAGATATTGGTGTTCCATTAGCATTTAAAACATCGGCGTTACTTACGTTTCCAGTAAAGGTTACTGTGGGTAAACTGTAACTGTAGTTATTTGTATTTATTTCTTTACCGCCAACAAATACAATTACACTTGAAGGGATTGTCGAAAATGCCACAGTCGTTAAAGTAAAAGCCGCGGTTGAGCCATCACCTATAAACCCTTGTGATTTATTGTAATACGATTGATGTGTTTTTGTTATTAATCCCATTTATTTTAATTTTCTAATTGTATTATTTTATTTTCTTCTCCACCTGCTACTTGAATAACAGTTGGATCTTTTATTATTAAACCAGTGTAACCTAGTATTTTAATAACTAAATCAACCTCATCTGACTCATGTATTTCAAAATTTGTAGATAAGTTTTCTTTATATTCGTAGGATCCATTTGAAGAATTTTTTGTAAATCCCCAGTAAGGGTCAGCTGGTACCTTTATATAATCCACTTTAGCGGCAGATATTGACGTTGGAAATAATTTTATGTTGTTAGCCTCTCTGTAATAAACAGGATAATTACTTGTTGGCGCTGTTAGTTTAGAAGCATTTACATAAGATAATTCTGATTTACTAACTTCCTCTATGTTTATTGTCCTATTTGAAGCTGTGATATTTGTTACTCTATATAAATCACTAGGTACAGGCGCTACTCCTGTTGAAATAACCAGCGCCGCCTCTTTTGAAAAAATATCAATTTTTTCTTTTATATTATTGGGAATATTTGCGTAACCATTGTTTGTTATATTAGCTTTTTCTTTATTTACAGCTTTATTATAATCAAAAAATGCTCTTTCCAAAAGATCGAGCTGTACTTGTCTTCCAATTCTGTTAAATTGGTCAGGTGTTAAAAACCCTCTACCTTCTTTATTTATTATTGAAAGCACGGTTCTGTATACTTTATTTACTGATATTGCCATTTATGTTTATTTATATAATGATTAAGCCGCTTACTTGCGGCCTAACCACTATAAGCATTTTACTTTAATTTCTTTTCAATAGTTTGATATACTTCAACACCTTCATCGGTTTTGAAATATGCTGCTAAAGCTGAATATGGATTTTCATCAAAAGGAACTGTTATAAGTTTTCTGTCATTCGATGCCCATTTAAATGTTCTTTGATCACTTGAAAGTTTAACAATACCCATTTCAACTGATTTTATACCAACATTTCTTATACTTATGTTTTCGTCTTTAACCAACTCTAAGAATAGCTCTGGATTTCTCCTAGCAAATAATAATAAATCTCTTTTAAGTTCCTTAGAAGTCATTGTAGATACTTTATTACCTAATTCTGTTCTAAGTATTGCTTCTGTTTGATCAATATCAATTTGTTGTGCTAAATTTAAAGCTTCAATTTCAGTTTCAAGATAACTAATGTCATCTTCTGCTATTTGAACCGGGTTATGTTCTATGAATCTTTTCCCGTTATCCGGATGAAAATTAGAAAGAAACTTCTGTAAAGTTGTTTTTTCTTTTGGTACAAAAAGCCTTCCGTCTCTAAATATAATGTGACTTAATCTTTCTGGTCCTTTCATTTCATCTAAAAATACTGTCTTTTGATTTTCACAATATTTAATTTCTCTTTCGTACCCTAGTTCTTTATCAAACCAAAGTAATCCTCTACTTTTTAATATGAATACAATAGGTGTTTTTTTTGACGTTAATTCGTAAACCCTATCTTTTATTTCCCATTTTGGGGTTTTAGAAGTTTTAACTTCTTTTATTTGCGGTTCTGCTACTGCTACCGCTTCCTTTTCTTTTTTTGCCATGATATAATATAATAAAAAATTAATAGAGTAATGATTACCCCCGTCAGAACAACGAGGGTAAAAATTACGTTAAGTATTAAGAGTTAAATAACACAAAATTATTCGTTGCTTGTGCTACTAAACATCTTTCTGATAAATAGTGAACTTCCATTTTGTCATCACCAGTAGTCTGCGCACCGCCTACTGAACCAGTAATCCAAGATTTCATTCTTCTGTCATCAGTCTCAGAAGCTCTATATCTTACGTGTAAGAAAGGTCTTCTAACATTTTTACCTAATTGTTGGTCATACACTGAAGATGTACCAGCTGGAACTAAAAGTCCGCTTATACCACCTACTAAACCTCTTGTAGATTTATCATTAAGATATTTCCAGTCAGTTTTGTAGAAGTCATAAGAACCTCTTCTAAATCCAGAGAAACCTAAATTAAGTGCCATATCTTGAGAGTTTTCAAAAACTCCAAATGATAAACCACCTGAAATATTCGGGTTTAATCCTGCTAGCATATCATCGAAGTAAAGATTTGCATCTCTATCTAAGAATAACATGTTTTCTTCAATTGATCCTTGTTTGTCTAATTCTTTTAATAATAAGTCAAATTCAGGAAGTTTATCAGCAGCTGGTGTAGCTGAGTCAAATTGATTACTTGCTACGATACCTCTTGAAGAGATTGCAGAAAATAACCCTTCAGAACCATCTGGTACTGCAGCGTCTCCACCATCTTTTTTCTCAGCTTCAATCATTACCATTTCTAAGTAATCTTCATATCTTACTCTTGTGTCACCTTCTGCTTTTAAATACCATAAGAATCCGTTTTGTCCAGACTCTCCAGATACTTCTACCCATCCGATCTGAGCTGTGTCAGAACCATTAACTTCGTAGTGATCTTTAATAATAAGTGGCTTATTAGTAAAAGACTTGAAAGTTGGCTCAACAGCGTCAGTCATACTTGCAGATCCTTTTCCGTATTCAGAACCGTATACGAAAAATTTAATTACTTGATTATCAGTAGAACCGATAGATCCTATATCCTCTACATTCGCACCACCGTAAGGCTTGATAGTTAAAGAAGACGTTGATGCTTCGATACCAGCTGTTACGTACGCTTTGAATACGTCAGATCCAATAGAAGCTACTACAGTTGCTCCTTTTCTTACAGCGTGAGCCTCTGCAGTCCCAGAGTCAATTCCTGTGATAGTGTCAATAATTCCATTTGCAGGGTTTATTGAACCATTGTAAGATAAGTGTAATCTACCTTGTTCAGACCAAATAACTTGATCAGAAGCCATAGGCATTTCTGCACTTACCATTCTTAAGAAAGAAGATATAGTTCTATTTCCATATCTTTCTACTTCTTGTTCATACAATTCAGGTAAATATTGTTGTGACCAATTTGCTCCACCTGAACCGTGGAAATTTAAATAATTAGATGCAAGTGTTTGTTTTTGTGCACTTGGGCTAATTATACTGCCAGCCGCTGGGCCAGCAAATGAAACGTTTGTTGCCATTTTTTAATAATTTTTAAGTTTTAATTTAAGGTTTTTTGAATCCAAACCGCCAACTACTTTCGCTTTTATTCCGCCAGACTCAATAGTTTTGTGACCCGACCTCGGATCCATATTGATATTCTTAGCAGACTTAACTGATTCTTTAATAGCGTCAGTTTTGCCTTGTTCGTAAAAATGATTTGCAATTGCGTCTGCATTCATTGCTGTAAATAAAGATTTATGATAACCACTTGCATCGCTCATTTCATTATTTTTGTTTAAGAACTTCTTAGTAAAATTTGAAATATCACTTTGGGATTTTTTAATCTCATTCACATTCTTAACATTAAATCTGTACTTCTTGTCACCAACCTTATATTCAAAACCTTTGAATTGATTGTTAAAAAGATTGTCAGTCTTATTGTTAAATACAGCTCTTTGGTGCTGTGTTATTTTTTGCGATTCCTCAGACTCCTCATTGTATCTGTTAAAAAAGTCTACCGCTTTTTGCTGGTCTTGTGTTAACTTAGATCCAGCTTTAATTTCTTTATAATAATTAGCTTTTTGTCCTTCAAGATGATTTTTGGCTGCTGCCACCTCTTCTTTAAACGCTAATTTTCTTCTTTTAATATCTTTAGGCTCATCAATTTCTTCATCAAATGAAAATTTGTCTTCAATTAAAAAACTTATTTCATCAGATGTTAAATGTGGTTTTGCCTTTTCGTAATATTCTCTTAACAAAGACATGTCTTCATAACCTGCGTAGTCTTTATTTAATTTAACATAATCTTCCAAAGTTCCTCCAGTTTCATTCATGAACTTGACAAGCTCTTCGATGTTTTCTGGATAATCCTGCTTCTCTTCTTTTATTGCCTCCTCTTTTTTTACTTCAGGTTCAACAATTTCGTCTTCTTGCTTCTCAGCCTCTGGCTCTTCTGTTATTTCTTCTAATATTACTTCTTCAACCTCCTCAGTTTCCTGTTTTGGTTCTTCAGTACTTTCTTCTAATACTGGTTCCTCTTTAACCTCTTCCTCCACGGGTTCTTCTACAACCGCCTCTGGTTCTGGTTCAACTTCTGTTGTTGGTGGTTTTGATAAATCCACCTTGTAAACGCCGTCGTCAATCTTGACTCCCGCATTTTCTTGTACTTTTTGCTCTCTTTCAGCTGTAGACAACTCTTCAGCTTCTACGGCTTTAGCTTCCATTTTTTTTGACATGATAAAATATTATATGATTATACATTATATATTACTTAGGTTCAAACGCACCTAAGCCAAAATCACCGCTTAATATATCGTTTCCACTGGATTCGAATTTTTTAGGAGGTGTTTTACTGTTTCGCTGCTCTATGAGCTCGCTTTGTTGACTAGCTTGTATTTTTGTTCGATCGTCTTTTCTGTCTTCTTTTGCATTCATTTCTGCATCCTTAGCTTGCATGGTCATTTGCTGTAATTGCATATTCATTTGAAACTCTAATTGCATAAGTTGTTTTTTCATTTCAACCTCTCCTTGCATTCTTTGCATTTCAAATTGTGATTTAGCTTGTGCTAATTGTATTTGAGTTTGTGTTAAAGCTTGTTGTTTTTGTACCTCTGCTTGAGCTGCAACTTGTTGCGCTTGGGCATTAGCTTGAGACTGTGCTTGTATGTTTTGTTGTTGAGCCTTTTGATCTCTTTCAAGCTTTTTCTTTCTTCTTAACTTAAGTACTTGATTTGCTAATTTAGTATTTTTAATTTCTCTAATATCAATAGCATCTTCAAGTTCTATATTGTTTTGGGCAATAGCAACTTGTATATTGTTTTCAAGTAATTGTTTTTCTTCTTCATCAGGCGCTAATTCTAAGTATATACCAAAATCATATAAATGTAATTCTGACATTTCCTCTAACGTAGCCACATTATGTGCACCTATACTTTGTATAAATGCGTTTCTTGTTGGTGAATATTCTATAACATCTGATATTCTTAATGATATTTTTTCAGCAAGTTCAGCTGTTAAAAATAAACCACTCTGTAATATGTGTCTTGTTGCTGTATTTGAATTTGCGGCCGCAAGCTTTTGAACACCAACTAAAGCATTTTTATCGGGTGTGCTTCCATCTCTTGCTTCATTTAATCCAGTAGCGTCTCTAACCATTTGCATATAATAATTATATGTACTGATTAATTGAGCTAATTTATTAGCACCTCCATTATTACTTATTTCCTGAATAGGTATTTTACCAGGATTCATGTCGCCTTCAGACGTAAATGATCTACCAATTACAGATCCTGTTTGAAAAAACATATTTAATGCTTCTTGAGGATTATAATTTGTACCATTACCTAAATCAATTTCAGCTAAACCATCGGCATCTAAATAAACACCATCAGGAACCATTCTTGATAATACTTGTTGTATTTTTAAATGTGTTAATTGTATCATATCAGCAAAGCCTGTAACTCTACTAACTAAAGATTCAATTTTACCATTATACATTCTAGGTGCTACAATAGAATAGTTAAGTTTAACTTTATTAACATCACTTTTTTCACGGAGCATATTGTCCGCAAGTTCCCATTTTAATAATTTATTAGATCCGGGTATAAAAACACCTTCGTATAATACTTCTATGTTCTTAGCTATTCTTTCAAACCTTAGGTTACTGTCTGCGGGTGGATTAAAAGCATCTGTTTTTTTAATAATTTTTTCAGCCCCAGTAGATACTTCTTTAACTTTATAAACTTCGTTCATGTAAGTTTTGTAATTAAAATACATAACTTGCACTGAATTATTATCTTGATTTTGTTGTTGGCTGTTATATTTATTATAAATACTATAATCTTGATTGCCTTGCTCTGTTATTGCTTTTAATTCCTCATTAGTTAAATTAGGAAATTGTTTTTTTAATTCGCTTATAGTTATAGTCTTAACTTCACCAACGTAATATATATCATCAAAATAAGGTGATTCAGTATAAGAATAAACTATATTAGCAGGGTCAACGTAATCAACTACAATACCTTCTGATGGCGTAAACAATGTTTTAACACAACCAATACCTAAAACGGTTAAATCATAAAAGAATCTTTTCTTTATTAATTCGTATTGATTTTGATTAAGTATAGTTTGTATTGCTTGCTCTTCTGCTATTTCAACAGCTTGCTTATAATTAAGTTGCATGTGTAGCTGTAACTCATCTTCATTATCTGGTAACGTAGCAGGATCGTTATTAAATACATTAAGGCCAAATTGTTCTTGAACATAATTACCAAATTCTTTAGTTCTCATGTCAGCAAGAATACCCTCCATATATTGTGTTCTCTTGTTAACACCATTTTGATCTTGAGAATGTGCTTTTATATCGTAAGTTCTTTCTGCGATACCGTTTACTACAATATCAACAAACTTTGGAATTATTGGTACTGGCTTCCAATCTAAATTTAAATAAGATAAATCACCGTTAATAGATAATTCATCTTTATATTTTTGTATACTTTGCTCCCCTCTAGCATATAATCTTAATTTGTGGTAATTGTTTTGATTAACGAAGAATCTGTTTGATCCTCTATCTTTTTTAAACCACTCATTTTGAATAGCTCTAGCAACATTAAGACCGTAATCCAATCCTAATTTTTCATCGTCGCTAGCCGTTTGGCTTGGGAAGTAACTTTTTATAACTGACTCAGCCATATTAATTAATTATTTTTGATGTAATTCCTTTGTTTTCGTATCTTGAAAAGTTAATGTTAACTTTTTGTTTTTGTATTTCTGCACTCGGTCTGTACTTATTTTTATTACATGCCATAACAGCTAATCCTGAACTAATAGCTGCATCAAACTTCGTTCTTTTATTTATATCAAACTTAGCCCAATCATTTAATGTATTATTAAAATACAGATCACCATAGTTGCCATCTGACAATACACCTACATGAGTATTTATATAAGTTTCAATAGCTGCCGCGTGTGCTTGTCTAATGTCTTCACTTGAATTCGGTATACCACCAATTTCTTTTTCAGTAACCGATAATTTATTCCACAATCTATCGGGCCTATTCATAGAATATCCCCTGTATCCTCTTCTTCTTAAATAATATAGTAACCTAGGTTTGTTGTTTTCAGCAAGTATTGGCATTCCGTAAAATACTAATGACATTAAAACATCTTCAAAAAACATCTCTGCTGTTTGTGGCCTAGCTACATATTCTAAAAAAAATCTATTAGGAGGGGCATCCTCCATACTAAACTTTGTTAATCCGTGCAATGCACCTTTAGATCCTTTACCATCTGTTGTCCCCGATATATCATAACTGTCACAACCAAATGCACCCATATGTTCGTTGCCTGGGTATTTAATACCATTTTTATTAATGATGTTATTTTGTAATGTAATGCTCGGTACCCAACTTACTTTAAATCTTCCATTTGGATTAGGCGTGAATTGTACTTTAGTATCTTTAATACCATTTTGCCAAGAGAAGCTTCCTGTTGTAACATTAGCTTCTGTTGTTATATCATCATTAAAATCAATTTGTTCGTATATCTTAGCTAAGTTAAATATACTGTTCTTAGCCTCGTCTCTGAATGCATGTTCCTCTGTACGGGGAAACTGTCTATAAAATTCATTTAAACCATCTTGATCTCCCTTTAAACCATCTACTTCATTCTCCCAATGTTCAATAACCCCGACGTCGATATTATCTCCCTGGTTGTTGGCAATAGGCTCTTTCGGTGTGTTAAAGACAGGTATTCCATAAGAATCGATGAATCCTTCGAAATTCCATTCCATAGGTATGAACAAAGAATATAATCCCGAACGAGTCTGTCCATTTTTATTCCGTTTCGTAACATCTGAATTATTATATAGTTTTTTAAAATTCTCTCCTCCTTTATCCAAAGCGTTTGATGTTGATCCCATCATACACTTACCAATTATTCTTGAACCTAATCTAAGCGTGGTTTTTGTAACACGCCAGTTGTTAAGAATGTTTTCTGGACGTTCCCATTTGCCTGCTTCATCATGTACTAGTAGTGCAAGTTTTTCACCATCATAACTGTTGTCTCCTGTATTTTTCCAGTCAATAGTTGTATCTAATCCAGCTATCTCTTGAGTTTTGTCTTTAGACTCAAATCTTTTACGAGTAAACTTTGAAGCCGGGTACTCTGTATGCAAGTTCTGTTTTCGGTCTGTCCATACCATCTTGTATGGGTCTGAAAAAGAACGGGTAGTTAATTGATATTGGTACAACTTTATCTGTAAACATTTTTTTTGCATCTGCTCCTGACTTTGATAATATACCGTATCTTGAATCAGATGATGCTGTAGCCAAGTTAACGGTCTCTCCGGATGCCATAAATGAAAATCCTGAACGTCTGTTTTTAAGATAGCACATTCCGTAACATCTTTTATCTGCTTTGCAAGCTTCCCAGTGAATAAAGAATAATCTGTTTGCTTCCCTAAAATCTGGTTGCCCAACATCAATCTTGGTCCACTGCAAGTACATATAGTGAGTGCCAGTAATATAAGTAGAAACCCCTTTACTCTTGAACCAATGCCCTTCATCTCGCTTAGTAAATTCTTTATCAATGTATCCATGCCACTTCTGTTTAAATTCATTCGGATAATCTTTCCAATCAAATATACTCTTGATTGCTTTAAGTTCTTTAGGATACTCGTGTGGAGTCCATGCGTCATTCTGATTATCAACGTTTGTTTCTTTTGGCAATGCTATTTTTAAATTCTGTATGCTATACACTTCCCCTATCTGACCTGTCTTAGATATAACAACAACGTCATGTTCTTCGTTATATCCGTACTTCCCATTTTTAGATTTGTTTAATCTTTTAATGGTAGTTATTTTAATAGGCTCTATAACCTCATATAAACTTTGTTTGTACATTATTTAGATCTTCTTTCTGCAAACCCACTAAAAGTATTATGCTTCACTTCTTCTTTAGGTTTGTTTTCCAGCATTCCCTTCTCCTCTTCTATTCTATTTAATATCTCAAATGCATCGAATATTGCGAGCTTTTTAGTGGCTGCAGCGTTCTTGAGTCTATCGGCTGAGATGTCATCATCAGTTTCAACAATAGGTTCTTTAGCAACTTTAATAAGTTCTTTGACTGCTTCATGTCCAGCTTGGATTATATTCTTTTTCGTTTCCTTGACGTTCATATTTAATAGATATTGAATTGGTTAATACTCTATACATTCTTTCGCCTTCTACAATAAATTCGTATTCGCTACTAGGTGTAAACCCAACTAAATCTTCTTTTTCTATTAAACCGCTAATGTCGTTATCAACGTGCTTTATAATGCCCCTTAGGGCTTGTTCTTTCTCGTTATTTAATATATCAGTAGATTTGATTGGCTTAACAAAACAGAAGCCTTTAGGTGCGTTCCATTTGTTATCTCTTTTGTATAAGTATATTTGATCTGCTTTAACAAAATAAAGATCATCTTTATAATAGCCACGTGAATTTTTTTCCACGCCGTATTGATTGTACCATCTTCTGAATACATTGTGATGTAATATAACTTCATCACCAATTTGTATTTCGTTATCTTCAGACTTAGGTACGTTTAAAACAATTCCAGTACGACTAACATATCGATGATCAGAGATTTCAGTATTAACTAAAAGCTCTTGACCATCTATATATTTTTTATTATCGTATCTTTCGTTTTTTGGTTTTATAATAAAATCAAATAAACTTTGCATTAATATTCTAAATTGTATTCCACAGCTATTGCCATGTTTTTATTAAAATCTTTCCACGGTAATACTTCATTTTTCTTTTTAATGTAAATAGAGAACTTATCATCACCTTCTACTATGTCACATATTGTATGGCCACCATATACTTCTTGGCCAACCGCATAATGCATAGCGTCGTTCTTATAGTCTCTACCTATACTAATTTTTCTTACCAAAGACATTATTATACTTTCTTTAATACTTCTGGTCCTACAATTTCTTCTCCACCTTCTTCTTCGATAGGCTCGTAGTTTCCAGTTTGAATATCAATTTTAATTTTACCGTACTTTTCTTCTAGCTTAGCTTGCAACTTATTCAAGTCTTGTTGAACTTCTGCTGCAGCGTGGTTAAGCTGGTGTTTTTGTAATTCTAGGTTCCCAATTTGAGAAGCAGCTTGATTAAGCTTACCTACAAATCCTTGTAGTTCTTCTAATTGTTCTTGGCTAATTTTGTTTTCTTGGTTTTCCATAATTTTAATGTAATTTTAATTTAACTTAATTGAATTTAATTATTACGCCCACGGCATTTCCGAGACGTCTTCGTTTGTTGGTATTTTTTGTTCGCTAATATTTTTGGTTATAACTTCTTGCATGTGATCGACTGGGTGATTAGCTTGAGCCCACTCAATAACATTTGCTTCTGTAACTGAAGATAAAGCAGTGAAAGTTTCAGAATTAGGTGCACCAATAGGGCACGCTCCTGAGAATTCTGCAGTGTAAGGATTCCCTTCGGAATCATTTTCATCATCAGTTCCTACGTATTTAAAATTTACGTGTGTAATCACATCCGACAAACCGTCGAGACTGGGTGCTTTTTTCATAGCCGTGATAGCCCATGTGTAAGTAATTGCCATAATTTATTTTTTAATTGTTTGTGTTATAATTTATTATCACTTGTTTTACTGATTTTCTAAAGTTTCTAGTCTTGACTTAAGATCATCTATAATTGCTTGTTGTTCTTGCATTGCTTTAACTAGTATTGGAACAAGCACGGAATATTTCAACGATTTAACCTCATCTCCTTGCGGATTTAAATCGTTTTCTACTAAACCAGGAAATACTAGTTCTGTTTCTTGTGCTATTAAACCTATTTGTTTTAAATCGTCTCCTATAAAATTAAAGTTTCTAATTCTTAATTTTTTAACATCTTCCAATTTACTAGTTGCATCAACAATGTTTTCTTTTATGTTTCTATCTGAATACTGGCCATAAGAATTGTTTCTATTTCTTAGGTTACCATTTATATTGCACAACAACATATTAGTATCTGAACCTGATGTTGGTGCTGCTTGGAATACCATATGGTAACCACCACTGTTCATAGAAGCAGATGTATATTGGTGTAAACCGATTGTACTACTACTTAGAGAACCTCCTAAATCATTTTTAATACTAATACCAGCAGTAGTTCTTTTTATATTAAGTTTACCTCCAATGCTTCCTGACGTAAAACCAATACCTACATCATTATTAACGTAAAGGCTAGAATTAATTGTTTGTGTATTAGTAGTGTTATCTAAAAGTTTATACCAACTGCTAAACCCACTATTATAAGTTCTATACCAAATACCTGCGTTCCACATATTATTAGCCATCTGCCATCCGTATGCTTGATCACCAGGGTGAGAGCCAATTGAAATACCAGTTGTATATGAACTACTTGTTGGTGCGGAGCCTCCACCATTACTTCCTCCCCAGTTGTAAAATGGCCACATACCCGTGCCTGGATGCCCATATCCACTAGTACCAGCTGTTCTAGTAATTGCACCACTTATAGTGTTAGCAACAGTTAAATTAGCTAATATTACTTGTACTAGTGCGGATCTAACATAATAACCAGTATTATTATAATCATAAAATATAGGGGCTCTAAATGAACCACTTGCTTCTCCAATTGATCGTATATGAATATGGTTGCTTTCACCAACGTACATCGTTTGAGTACTACTATGAGCATAATAATGTTGACTTTGTGCTACATAAAATGATGTATCCCATCTTGGCGCGTTCGCCTGATGATTTTGACCTGTTTTTAATAATTTAAGACTACTGGTACTAGCTGGATCCGTATAATAAGTCGTATCATTTGAATCATAAAATATTGGCGCTCTCATGGAACTAGAAGATTGAATCAGCCCCATATAATGATCAGACCAGTTAGATGAACTACCAGCTCTCCATTTCCATGTAGTAGGAGTGTGGCCGGACGCATTATTATTACAAGTTCTATAATTAATGTTAATTTCCGCATGCTGAGCTCCAATCATTAATTCAGCACCATAGCCTTTCAGTTCCATTGTATCGTAAGCATGGTTTCTACCAATTTCAGAACCAGCGCCTGTACCACTTACACTTCCATTAAAATGAATAGTACTCAAGAAAGATTTACTAGCAGGATCTACATAATAACCTGTATCATTTTGATCATACAATCGATCAGAATATAAACTTCCAGCCCCATAATTGTGACCTAATATTGTAGATTGGTGAAGTGTTGTTGTAACTTTTTTACTTGAAGAAGGCTCTGTTGAATTAACAACCGTTAGTGCCCTGTTTCTAGCACTTCCGCCAGCATCCCTTACCCTTACTTCAAATGAATTCCAATAAGACACTCGTGGCCACCAAAAAGCAAGTTTGTTATCAGAATGATTAAAAACTTTTATTTGATTATTACCTAAGGCTTTTCCATAATTAACACCACTGTGATTAATTATAGTATTATTATATAAATATCCTTGAGCTTTAAAAGCAAAAGGTGGCTCTCCTGAATAACTTTTACCGGTGACTTCTATAACATAAGATGCTCCATTAGTTGCATTAGCAGGAATGTCAGTTGTTACTAAAGTACCATTAGCAAAGTCTGAGCCTGAATGTTTACAATGTATAAATTCACTGCCATTTGGGGTCTGTGCATGGTATAATCTAGATGTTCCATTAGCATCTAAATAATACCCCGTGTCGTTTGAATCATAAAATATTGGCGCTCTTAACGAGGTATTTCCAGTTATGTACTCATGAACAAAACCAACCCCATTTGAATCTACATAAAAAGTGTTTGTACCTGAAGCATTTCTAAAGTGAACATAGCCTGCTGCTTGTAAATACCAGTGATTACCATGGTATTGCATTTTACCTCCAACTTCACCAGACCAACTATCAGAAGTTTGTCGCCAATCACCAATAGTTTTAAATGCATTCCCTCCAGATGAAGAGGGATTTAAAAAGTATGTGGTGTCATTTGAATCATAAAATATTGGTGCTCTATACGAACCACCTTCTTGGCTATATCCTGAAAATAAAGTTTGTCTAGTAGCGTTATGTGAGGTTAAATATAGATGATGCGCTGTTGTTGTACCGAAATAAGAACCTGCATGCCCAGTGTGACAATACCAAGAGGATCTCATCGCGTTAGCGTCTTGTGCTACGTCAATTCTTGCATGGACATTACTAGCCACTTGTAATCTAGAGCCCCAACTACCATCATCTGTATTATATGTTGAACTATTACCAATTTTTAAAAATCCTAACATTCGTGATGTTGATCCGCCTGGATTAATAAATTGGGCTGTGTTTGCTGAATCATAAAATATTGGTGATCTCACACTGTCATCAAAAGTAGCTACACCTCCAGCGGAAATACTAGACGTATTACCACTACCTACTTTTCTAAATATCCAACCCCTAGCGTTGTTGTCATTCATTGTAAAAAACGTAGCCCATCCATCAGTAACAGAGCCATGTCCACCTAAATGGCCAGCTGCACCTGTAAACAATATACCATAAGTTGGTTCACCACCAGTATACGTTCCATAAAGAGAAACTCCATGCTTTGATGTTTGTGATCCAGATTGATTAGTCCCCACTCCTACTGTATGATTTACCAAACTTAAAACCGAAGTACTATTCGGATTTAAATAATACCCCGTATCATTTGAATCGTAGAATGCAGTTCCTCTAACATCACTGTTTACAACAAGATTGCTTCTCGTAATATTAACTTGCCCATTGTGTAATATATTCATTGCTGTTTGAGAACCTGTAGCATAACTATCAGTAGTAGCAAAATACATTTTAGTCCCATAACTACCATCTGATCTTATATATATACCCGCATCTGCAGATTGACCATTATTATGATCAGAAGCTCCAAATGTTATCGCAGCTCCCGCGTGGTCAGTGGCACTATTAGGATCTAAATGTAATGCGCCTTTAGATACACCTTGTGTAGTAGCATCCCAAACCGTTCCCGCATTTAAATCTAAAGTAAATAAGTTACTCCTACTTGCTGGATCTGTATAATAAACAGTATTGCTTGAATCATAATAGCCTGAGGCTGCAATAGTTCCTGCAAAAGTTGCGTTACCACCGGCTGCTATAGTAAATTTATCACCCACATTATCTTCGTGTAATGCAAAACCACCATTTGTGTATGCTTTTAACCACCACTGCGTTGTGTTTGCAGAATCTTTTAATCCAATAACATAATCATTTGCAGATTTAAAAGTAGTATAAAAACTTGAGCCAGGTGAACTAACTGTAATACCACCTGCAAAAGTTGCATCACCACCCCAAGTTAAAGGACCAGTTCCAGCTCTACCTAATTGAGTGTTACTTGAATTACCAAATGTTATATATCCATTATTAGGGTTTTGCACTCCTTGTACTCTAAAAGTATTAGATATATTAGTATCCCCAATCCAAACATCATCCCCTATTCTATAATTTGTACCATTACCGTTATTGGTAGATATAAATTGATTAGCTGTTACTGTTCCTGAAAAAGTTGCATTACCAGTAAATGATGGTGAGGCCAATGGCGCTTTTAAAGCAATACTATTTGTAACTGTTGTGCTAAAGTTTGCATCATCACCTAAAGCGGCTGCTAATTCATTTAATGTATTTAAAGTTCCCGGTGCTGAGTCAACTATTAAAGCAACTCTTGCATCAGCTCTTGCATCTGTATAATAAAGATTTGTACCTTCAGATAAGTCTCCTGTATCTGCAGCAGCTATTCTTGCATCTGCCCTTGCGTCGGTGTAATATAAATTACTGCCTTCAGTAATATTCGATGTATTCTGAGCGGGCATTGTGAATGACATGACACCTGTTGTGCTATTATAACTTAAAGAACCAGTACCACTAATTGCTGCTCTAGCTCTTGCATCAGTATAATATAGATTAGTACCCTCTGATAAATCAGAAGAACTTAAACTACCTATTCTAGAATCTACTCTAGCATTAGTGAAAAACAATTTATCACCTTCAGTTAAATGAGATGTAGTTATACCGTGACTTGAATGCAAGTGTGCCTGAGTTACTGAACCCGCTTTTATAAAATCACCTGATACTTTAGTTAATGCCATATTAATTATTTTCTAATTCTTGTACTCTTGCTTCTAATTCTTTTACCGCGTTTATTAACACAGCTGTAAGTTCTCCATAAGCAACTGATTTTAATCCTGAATCAGGTGCTTCAACTATCAACTCTGGTAATACTGCCTCTACCTCTTGTGCTAACACTCCGACTTTAGTTACACCTGTATTAAAATCTGTTCTATTGTAATAAACACCTTTCATGGCTTTTACCTTGTCAATAGCGTTAGGTATTTCAACTATATTTTCTTTTACTCTTTCATCCGAGTTCTGCGTCAATGAACCATTTATAGTCATATTAGCGGATGTCATGTAAAATGTAAACCTTGTACTTGCTCCTTGTCGCCAATGTATGTCACCTACATTTCCATCAAAATATGTGTGTGAGTTATTTGTGTGGAACCTAAAGTAATTGCCGGATGTTCCGCCCATGTATATATTTGACGTACCACTTGAACCAACCGTGTGGCTTCCCGCTGTTTGCAAAGCACCAGCCATCGTTAAACCATTAATAACACTGGTACCATACGGATCTACATAATAATTCGTATTATTACTATCATAAAATAATGGAGCTCTTAATTGAGTAAATTGCGCAAAATCTTTTGTAATTTTTGCAATTTCTTCATAAGTTGAACCTGCTGAACCTATAAAAAACCAACCTGTTGTTGAATTGTTTTCTGCATATTCTACAAATGATGTTTGATGTCCACCTAATATTGCAGCTTGTGCTTTAGATTGCCCTGGTCGGCAATGCCCCCTTACACTTATAAAGTGGTTCCAGTTGTCATATCCTTTGTATACAGTATAACCAGTGCTAGCATAGTTAGAAGCTACATAATAATTACCCCTAACTGTACCGGCTACATTAACACTAGTTGCGGATCCGGGATCAATATAATAAGATGTTGCCAATGAATCATAAAATATTGGCGAACTCATTTGATTATTAGCTACCGCACCTCCACTTACAGTTTCAAATTGTTTTGTGTTATGCGCGTATAAAGCTACTGTGTGAGTGTTTAGATTACTAGCTGTGTTTTGGGCTACAATAACATTGTAAGCACCTCCAGTTCCACCTCTAATATGTATTCCTCTATATGCATTCCATTTTATTCCATCAAAAGATGTTCCACCTGGTCTTGTGCCGGGGCCACCATAGTAATCATTCCATAAAACATGATTAGCATCACTATTTGCTGCAAACCAAATGGCATTATCATTATAAGCTCTATATAGTTGTAAGCCTCCAACATTTAATCTTAATTCGCCTAAATTACTTTCAGCGGCTGGATTTACAAAAAAAGCTGTGTTTGCTGAATCATAAAATATTGGTGCTCGCATATCTGCATATGCAAATAAAGTTCCACCATTACTTAAAGTCATTAATTGCGTTCCACCGCTACTAAACCAATCATAACCACCAGTACCAAAATTTCTTTGTCTGGCTACACCTGCATCTTGAATTTGATTCCAATAATTAGAACCGCTACCCTGATTAAATCCTGACGACCAAGGAACACCACCTTGTCCACCATTATTAATCCATAGTTTTGAAATTTTAGTTTCTGAAGCAGGATTTACATAATAAGTTGTATCGTTTGTATCGTAGAATAAGGTACCTCTTACATCAGAAGAACCTCTAAAACTAACTTGTGATGTTACTACATCACCATATACTCTAAATATGTGATTTTCACCCCAGTGTCCTATTGTGATATAATTATTATTAGATGCATTAGATGCCCAATTATACCCTATATATCCAGAATTTTTTGTATTACCTATTTTTCCAATAACAAATATATTAGCCTGGCCAGCTGTCATGTTAGGGGTAAACAGCTCTCCTGAGTGCATGAACGCACTAGTTGACGAATTAGAGATACTTAAAGTTGGCGAAGAAGCTAAACCTGTGCCTGATAAATTTACTCTACCATTAAATTCGTGTAAGCCTTGTGTGTCTGTAAATATTGTTTTTGTAGTTGTTTTTACAATATTTGTTCTATAAGAACTACTGCTTAATCCATTGGTTAGCGAATTATTTTTAATACCATCGCCTCTTGATAGTGTAAGAACAACATCACCTGCGGTTGAAGCATTATTAAATCCACCTACATGAAATATTGGTCTTGCTGTAGAATTAGTGTCCCTGTTTAAAAATAAAAACCCATCATTATGATTGAACGCATAAAAAGCTAAAGCATAAGCTTCACCTGAAATTACTTCATTTGTACTTCTAAAATATATACCAGAAGCATCCGAAGTACCTCCTACATTAACTAAATTAGCTGTATTCCTTGCTGCGGCTAAGTTGCCAGATGTTATAGTTGCAGCAGAATGATCAGGAACTGAAGTTAGGTATCCAGCGGATGCATGATTACCCCAGCCAAATGCGGTGTTCCAATTAGTAGAATTGTTTGTAAAGTTACCTGCATTCCAAATAGTATGTCCTCTCCACGTAGCATCATTACTACCATTTCTTAAAGACAATACATCTGCTGTAATACCACCACCAGTACTACGAACAATTAAATCAAAAGCACCTGCTGCGGCCCCAGTGCCTTTAAAAGCTTTAAAATATGCCCTATGGTGTAATCCATCAGTGTCGTTCTGTTGAAAACCTATTTGTACCGCGCCTGCCGAAGTTGTATTAGAAAAAGTAAGAAATTCGCTAGTTCCTGCAGCGGCACTCATTGTATCCGTTGCATCACTTCTTAAGTATTTACTCTGTGTTGATGATGAGGTTAAATAACCGGCGACCCCGTGATCACCCCAGCTATAAGCTGTGTCCCAGTTGCTATTATTATAAGATGATGAAGCGGTGTGTATAACCTGATTACCACCTAAATACATTTCATTTAAGCCGTCAATTCTAGCAATTTCACGGTATGTTCCAGTTGTAAAGCTTTTAAAATACCAACCTTCATTTGCTGCATCAGCATGCTCAACAAAAGTTGTTTGATGCCCTCCCGTAATGGAATAAGTTGATGTGTTAGCTAGAACACCTCTTACCGCAATAAAGTGATTATGGTTTGGTGAATAACCATTAAAAATACCATATCCACCAGTATTTGTCCCACCCTCTATAGCCGCAGTTCCTTGGAAATCTACTACACCTGAAAAATCAGCGGTTGTTCCTGTTAATCCTCCGGTTAATGTACCACCAGCTAATGGTAGCTTAGTTCCTATGCTTGTAGCTGTCGTTGTAGCAAAATTAGGATCGTCTCCTAATGCTGCCGCAAGTTCATTTAAAGTGTTTAATGTTGCAGGTGAAGAATCAACTAAATCACTTACTGCAGTGTCTACATATGTTTCTGTAGCTAAATCAGATATTGTTACAGCTTTTATCCCAGCTAAATCCGTTAATTCAGAATCCATTAAAGCGCCAGCAGCAGTTACATTTGTTGTGTCCGTTACATCAGCAGAAGCCTCTATTGCGTTTAACTTAGTATGATCAGCGTCAGTAAATACATTTGAATCAGTTGCTGCTTCAACAGCTGTTCTGATCTCAGCATCTGTTTGGTCTGCAGTAGCACTAGCTTCAATACCGTCTAATTTAGTACCATCAACAGAAACATCCCTACCATCAAATGTACTGTTAGTAGTTATAGCTCCTGTTATTGCACCGCCCGCTAAAGGTAAGTGACCGACTTGAGAATACGTGTATGCTGTATTCCAGTTTGATGAATTGTTTGTTGTAATGCTATACACACCAGATCCGTTAGTTGTCATTAAACCAGCGGACGAAAAGTCGTCGTCATATAAAATATCATCAGCAGCTGAAACGCTACTAAAAGATATAACCTCTATGTCTGTTGTGCTTGGTGGAGCGGTACTGAAAGTAAGAGTTGTACCACTTAAAGAAAATGTATCCTTGTGTTGGTATACACCATCTATATATACTTGTGTTTTATTTTCGTTGTCTATACTATTGGCTAAAGTGAAAGCAGTTGTGCTGCCATCGCCAGTAAAACCATCTTGGTAAACTACACTTGCCGAGGAGGTGGCATTTATCCAGTTGACACCAGATCCAGTAGAAGACAATACTTGCCCACTGTTTCCTATGTCACCACTGGAATCGTATATACCTCCGGCTATGTCTATGTCGGTTAAAAACTTTTTAGCCATGTATTATATTTAATATTATCCTATTTTAGTAATAAGAACTTTAATGTCATTTGTTGCGGGTGCTACTGCAAAATCAACCGTTACTGTGTTTGCGTCTGTTCTAACTACATCAGCCATAACTGTATCGTAAGAGCTAGCATCATATAATTGAACAATAACATCTCTAGTTCCTAAATTATGCGACACTGCTATTGAAGTTGCTGATCCGTCACCAATAGATGCAGTATGCAATCTACCTGTTATATCAGTCGTTAAAGCAACTGTGCCTGTAGCATCCGGTAAAGTTACTGTTCTGTCTGCAGTTACCGCTCCCGCTAATAAAGTAAGTTCGTTTGCGTCAGCCGCATTACCTTCAAAAATTACACCATTTGATGTACTTACAGTTTCTACGTTGTTAGTTGTTGTTGTTCCTGTAACTTGTAAATTTCCAGAAACAATAACATCGTTAGTTACCGTCAGATTGTTTCCAATTGTAACATCATTTGGTAAACCAATTTGTAATGTTACATCTGTGCCAGATTTAGAAGCAGCAGTTTCTATTTCGTTAGATGTACCTAAGATTTTTAAATCATCAGTTGCTAAAGCAACATCTGAAGTCGTACTATCGCCGTCTACTGTTAATGTAGTTGTTATAGAAGCAGTGCTCACGGCTGTTAATCTACCTTGTCTATCTACTGTTATAACTGGTATTGCCGACGAAGATCCGTATTGACCACTATTTGTTGAAGTTAAATCTGTTGATGTATCTTCTAAATTAATAGTTTGAGTATGTTGTCCACCTGTTGTGCTTACTGAACCAGTTAAACCAGTTCCAGCTGTTATGTTAACCCCAGTTATGTCCCCACCAACAGAAACCCAAGATGATCCGTTATATACATGAATTGATTTATCGCCAACCGTACTGTCGTAATATATTTGTCCCTCTGCGGGTGATGATGGTGCGGCAGCAAGTTTCTGAACTACTGCATTTTGTAATTCGTTTTTGTTTAAATTAATGTCTGTTAAATATGAAAGTGCCATAGTTTATTAGTTTGCGTATACTTTTCCTTGAAAAGAAGCTTTGAAAGTTATTTTGAATGTGTTTAAATCTATATGTTGAATATCACCAACAACTTGTGATCCTCCTGAATCTACAGTTGTGACTGATGGAAATTTATTTAAATCATGATCTATAGTAATTTCAACACCCGACGAAAAATTTATATTATTAGACGTAAAGTTTTTATCAGTTTGGCCTTTAGGTGAATAAGATAAAGCATAGTATTTACCCTCTATTAAAGAACCATTGCCTTCTCTAAAATCTAAAAAAAAATCTGCTTGATTAGCCGTGTTAGAGGATACTGTTGCTGAATATTGTGCAAAAGTGTTGGGATCGTCTGTTTGTGTTAATAAAACAAATAATCCATTAAAATAATTTAAATATTGAGAAATATCATCTTGATTACTGTTCAAATGATGAAATTTTAATTGAGTAATACTGCTAAACGCAGGTCCCCCAGAAACTAAACTAAAAACCCCAGGCCCAAATTCAGATGAATATTTATAAATAACTTGACCGTTAACATTTATAAGACTTGAATTATTTAAAAAATTAGCAATGCTTTGTATTTTAAAATTCTTTGTTCCTGAAGAAGAATCTGTTCCAATAAGTAAATCATTCTTAGAAACATCTGTGTCTACATTATAACTACCAATTCTTGCCATTTATTTTTTCTTTATTTTTTCAACACTCCTTCCGCCAAAATATGCGCCAATTACTGTAATTAAAACAAGCTGTAAAAGATCCGTCCATTTTTCTTCTACCTCAAAAATAATTGATCCAGAATCAACAAAAACCATTATAACTGTAGTTACTATTAGAAATACTAAAACAAGTGGTCTAACAGAGCGTGTGAGCCAATTACCATGCTCTAAATCCGCTTTCCACCTATCCGTAACGTTCTTTTGCATTTCAGCTTCTGCTTGGATAAATATTTGCGTCATTTCTTTTTCAAATGCAGCTTTTTCATCTTTAGTCTGAATAAACTTATCAGCAATACCGGTTAGCTTTTCAACCACACCGCCTGCTGCTCCTCCAAATAATTTAGCTAATAATTTACTCATAATTTTTTCATTTTATATGGAACGATTTTATTCAATGCATTTTGCCTGGCTTCACAACCACACGGTATGTTTAAACCAGTTGAAACTTTATCTACCACACGTTTTATACCTGTAGCTTTAGTAAACTTTGCTATTGAATCTCCTAAACCTCTACTTTCCATTTAGCAATTCCATTTTCTTCTAGCAGCTCTACCTCTTTCAGATTTCCACCCTTTTGATCTTGCACAAAATGATTTACGTCTTTTAGCGGCTTTACTTCCTTTCTTTAATTTAGACGGTGGAGTTGTAACTGCAGTTTTTAGCTTACTTCCAGGATTATCTTTTCTGTATTTAGCTACACCTTTTTTAGTCATTCCGCCACCAGCCTTTTTACCAGTGCCACCTTTTTTGTTTACTTTTTTATAGTAACCTAAAGATTTTTTTCTTGATGGTGCGTTTTTACTTGGCATAACTATTTTTTCTTTTTCCTTTTTAATTTAGCAAAATCAGCGCCAGTAATTTTATTAAATGGTGGTGCCATTTTAGCTATTCTAAGTTGGTTAGCAGTTAATTTTTTTTTCATTTTTTTCCGTATGATTTTTTCTTCGACATTTTTTTGTAGGACTTTTTAGTTTTAAGCCCACCACCTTTTTTACTTTTTCCTGGCATAATTATTCCTTTTTTCTTTTTTGCATTCTATCTTGTCTTCTTGTTAATCTAGCTTCTTTTTTGTAATTGCCAGATTCTTTAGCTGCTTTTCTTTTTGCATCTACTTTAGCTACTCTACCAGCTTTACGTGCTGATTTATTTTCAGCTCTTTTGTCTTTACGAGCTTGCTTTATAACCTCCTTACCAGCTGCTTTTCTTTTTTTACCTGCTTCTAGTCTTTCGGATGATGATAATTTTTTTCCAACGACTGTCACGTTTGGCATGCTGCTAATTACCTTAGTATCTTTTTCGCTAAAAGGTCCGGGGGTGTTTTTTTCTTTTGAACCCATTTTCATAATTCCCATAATTTATCTGTTTTTATCTTTAATCATATCATCTATAGCTTTATTATAAACTTTATCTGTATATGATCTGTTATTAAAAAATTTACTTCTTGTTCCTGTTGGCAAGTCTTCTTCTGCAAGCATTATACGATACACTCGTTTAATTAATTGCTTACATTTAAAACTTGTTTTGTATATTGTGTATTTTTGTAATTTACCTTTTCGTTCTCTCCAAACATCGATCCAACCATCTCTTCTTAATCTTTCCCATCTGTCTTTGTCCCAGCTGTAGGTGTAAACACCATCAATAAATTCATTACGTGTAAATCGATCTTTGCAATCTAAGTAGATCAGTAATTCAAGATCAGCATCCTTTATATTATAAGTTTTACAGGCCCATTTACGAATGAGCCTGTAATATTTTAATAAATTTAAATCTTTTATGTCATCTGTACTTATTCTCATTCCACAAGCACTATGTCACCAAGTTTCAATACATAATACAGTTGATCTTTCCATTCAATACCGTGACCGGCTACTTTATCATAATGAACTATATCATCTTTATTAAGGCCTTCTACTAAATTACCAGCAGATATTACTTTGCCTTTTAAATATCTAACATCTTTGTTTTGATCTTCAGTTAGTTCTAAGCCAGCCAACTTTCTTTGGCGCTTCTTTTATCTTCTCTATAACTACGTAGTAATTAATTGCTTTCATGTATCCTAACATTATTAATTACACAATCTGCAGAGAAAATAGTATTAACAACACTAACTGCATTCTTCAGCGCTGTTTTAGTAACTAGTACCGGATCTATAACACCTTCTTTAATCATATCAACAGTTTTACCGGTTGATTACATTTATTCCTTTACCCGACTTGCCAGACTCTTTATATTCTAAGTTTGCATTCTCAAGTATTGTAGCGTAAGGTGATTTTATTGCTTCAAGAAGATATTGATTCACCTTCATCCGCAACAATTATGCTATACGATGCATCCAGTAAAGCTACTCCACCTCCTGGAACAATACCTTCTTGTAATGCTGCTTTAGTTGCATATATTGCATCTTCAACTCTATCTTTCTTTTCTTTTAACTCTACTTTTGAATTAGCACCTACTTTTACAATAGCTACATATCCATTTAACATCGCTAGTCTTTGTTGTAGTCTTTTCTTAAAGAATGGATTTTTTTCATCTTTAACTTTGCTTTCAACTAACTCTATTCTTTCGTTTAATACAGACCTTGATCTTTGATTGTTAATACAGTGTTTTTATCATCTGTAACAGCTTTAATTGCTTCACCTAATATATCAGGCTCAATTAAATCTAAATCATCACCTAAGCTCTTCGTTTATTACTTTAGCACCGGTAAGTATCGCAAGATCTTCAGTTGTGTCTTGCTTAGTAGGTCCGAATCCAGGGAGATCAATTACATTGACTTTTATATTGCCTTTAACTTTATTTGCTAGCAATGCTGCTAATGGCTGCTGTTCTACGGTCGCTACGATAAGCAAACTTCTTTTTTCTTTTATAACAAACTCTAGTACATTCTGAATCTTACGAATGTTTGGGATTGGAGAAGAAACTATCATTACGTACGGTTTTTCTAGTTCTGCTTTTCCTTTATCCTTGTCGGTTACAAAGTATGGCGATTTGAGTCCGCACTCTATCTGTGTGCCTTCAACAAATTCAACATTTGTTTTTTCGGTCTCAGACTCTTCCATTAAGACGACGCCGTCTTTACCCACTTTCGAATAGGCTTGCGATATTATCTTGCCGAGTTCTTTATCATTGTTACAGCTAATACTACTTACATTTTCTAACATATCACCTTCGACTTCAACCGCAGCTTCATCTAAGTAATGATTTACTTTTTGTAAACCATTTTCAATACCGTTTTTTATGCTTCTTATATTATTTGTAAAATCTTCTTTTTTTTAGCTAAATTCAATAATGAATGAGCAAGGACGGTTGCCGTAGTGGTACCGTCACCTGCTTCTTTCACTGTGTTTTTAGCTGCTTCCTTTATTAAGGTTGCTCCCATATTTTCGACCGGGTCAATTAAGACTACGCTTTCCGCAACGGTTACTCCGTCTTTTGTTATCACCGGTCTTCCGAGAGCGTCCTCGTAAATTACACATTTACCAGAAGCACCAAGGGTTGATTTAACTGCTTGAGTTAATTTTTCAACACCTGTCATTATTTTTGTTCTTGCATCTATCCCGAAGGATAAATCTTTTACTATCTCACTTGGGTTATTATATTCCATTTAATTAAATTTATTGTAAGTGGTTATTTGAATGTTTTCACAACTTTAGGTCCTTTTAAAAATTCAAGCTTTTTAGAGTAATGACTAATGCTTCCATCAATCGCTGCCTCACAGCTTTCTAAAGTTTCACGCCTTGTAACATCGATCCATTTTTCTTCTTCACTTAGATCTTTGTATTCGGCTTGGAAAAATCCATTAGGTAGTTGAACAATTCGCCAGTTTTCTTTTTTAGCGATGTGCTCCCAAAGAGTTCTGGTTTCTTCGGATATTCCTTGAGTACTGTTGTTCCCCCAGGAATAGGTTTTGTAAAAATAAGTCATTGGTTTTGGTCTTATGATACTATAATCACGTGGTTGTTAGGTATTTTAATTAGAACGCTGGGCAACTTGCAGCTTAGCCCTGCCAGGACGGAGATGGCGTAGTTACCCATTTGTAAGTAATTGCCATTTTTATTGTTTTAATTTATTAATCGTATCTTTGTGTACTATTTGTATTTGCTCTAATTTCAACTTGATCAGAAACAGCTGTTGAAAGACTTGTTGCATCTAATGTTGTATTAGCTACTGTAACTGAATAATTAGCCGTAGAGTCGTTAAACACAAGGGCTAGATTGTTTCCATTTATATCAGTTGTTTGTATTTGATATTGACCTGATTGATTTCCTGAAGTCATTGTAGCTGTTGTAACAATAGACGACTGCTGTGTAACAAAACCGTTTGAAGGATCTACTTTTATATAGTCTAAACCTCCTGTTGTGTTTGAAACAGAAAAAGAAGCGTAGAGCACGTCACCAACCAGTTTTAAACTAGTAAACCCTTTGCTAACACCAAAAGTTCCTAAAGTATATTTTTTAGCCCATTGAACAGATCCATCTGAAATAGCAAATTTCATTATAACCGCTACCCCGGCTGTTCCAGTTGTTCTTGATCTTGCTGGGTTATTTAATGGGGCTAAATTAATTGTTTGATTTTGGGTTGCAACATATACATAATCACTATCCACTACAACAAACTGCCAAATATTAGGAAGTCCATTTAATTCAATTGTTTTCCACCATTTAACCGAACCTAAATCGCCACCTGAATCTTGGTTATAACAAACTAAAAAAGTTGAATACTCTATCCAGTTATTCCAACCTCTAGTTCGTCCTCCGCAAGCCGCTAAATTACTACCATTACTAGCAATACCTTGAAAACATGCGTTATAATTAGGGCTTGTTATAGATGCAGTTGTTTTTATATATGTATCATAATATTTTTCAAAAGTTAAATCTGGATCAAATTGAACTATATGACCTACACTAAATTTTTGTGGAGCAACAGGATTGCTTAATGGTATGGGTGGGAAACACGTTCCAGCCGCGTGTAATGTTACATCACTCATAGTTTTTTATTTAAATATTATCTCGGATCATAAGAAGTACTTGAACATATATCATTAAATGTTGTATGGTTTGAATTAGGCATTGTTGTTCCAGTTCCTACACCTTTGTTTATTTGCCAAACTTTAAATGTTGGGGAATCTAAAGCAACCGAAGTACCCGTAGCAGTTGTTTTATCATACTCTATTTTAGTTATACCTCCATTCCATTCTCTATCATTAGCTAGATTTTCATTTTTAATTTGATTAACAACATATATATTAATTATATCATCATCTAATTGATTACTAGGGCTTCTAAATATATTTAAATAAGTATTAGACAATGAAGTAGCTCTAGGTTGAGAATAATGATAACCTTGTTGTTGGGTAGGATCATCTATTTGCCTAGTCCAACCTGTATACTGCCAAAGCTTTGGATATGTTTTACTTGCGTAAGTAGATGTGTTTATAGAAAAAACACCATATCTTCTTATATCAACAGCACCATCGTCCCCTGTTGTTGCAAATTCTTGATCTAACCAAAAAATCTTCGTATTTTCATCCATTAAATAAATAGCATCAGCAGCAACGTGATTAATAGTACCAGCATAATCTATAAAATGTCCATTATCTGACATACCTCTAAAAGAATTAGTTATAGAACTTGTATAAAACGATCTTAAATATTGTTGCCAAACAGGATAATACCTAGTAGTTGATGTAGAGTATGCACCACCAACTATTATTAAATCTTCATTATCATTTATTGTTAAAATACCAGTCGCTGACCATTCATAAGTAGGTCCTAATCTAACAGATGTAGTTAATGTATCACTATTGTTAGGGACTATATTACTTCCACTAGTTGTATATTTTTTACCATTTAATCCGGCTGAATAAGTAGTGTTTATTATCCACCAAGGACTTGTTCCTGCAACAAATGTTCTACCGTAAAAATCAGAATACTTATAAGAAGGCGTAACATTCATTGGTGGAAATACTGGCGTTGAATTAGCATACAAACCTACAAACGAAACAGCTGTAGGTGTGGTTCCAACTGTTCCAGCTAAAGGTCCAGTTGTAGATCCAACTCTTGATGCTTCAAGGTTTATTGCGGTAGCGGACATTGGTCCATTTATTGGTAATGCCATTACTTATTACAATTACATTTATTCGACTTTAATTCCTCTATTTCTGCCTTTAATTCTTTTATAGCTTCAAGTAATATTGGTGTTATACCTTGATGTCTCATTGATAGCATACCGTTATCATTTTCTCTAACAAGTTCTGGTAAAACTTTCTGAACGTCTTGAGCTATAAATCCTATATCTTCTTTTATGTCGAGTATATCTTCTGATTTATTTTTCCAATTAAAAGTTACACCTTGTAATTTCATTGCTTTATCTAAAGCTGATTCAATTGGTTTAATATTTTCTTTTAATCTAATATCTGATGGTGAACCATAGGCTACAATATCCCCCGACACTGTAAAAGTACCACTTGAATTTAATTTACCTGTTTGCGCCGGTGTACTCCCTGTTCTAAAACAAACACCCAGTCCAGATATTGTTGGGCCCATGATTTGCTTGATCATATATTGTTGCCGTGGTATCTGTTGGATTGCTAGCGTTTCCATTAAATTTATAAGACACTACCGTTAAATCGCCGCTTGATGTGTCATCAGCGTTGCTTCTTAAATACTTAGAATCTGTCTGCGCTGTAATATCAAATGAAGTTAAGTATCCAGCAGAAGCGTGATTACCCCAACCGTATGCCGTGCTCCATTGACCAACTTTTGTATTTGTAATAGTATTGGCACCATTTTGTACAGTTATATATCCTGCTGTATTAAAATTACCGCCACTCCATAATTTAGCAGCGGTGCTTATTGTTCCGTTAACGGCTTTGTAAGAAAATCTAATTTGACACTGTGCCTCTTGCGTAGAGTTAGCATCAGAACCTGGCGCAAAAATTATATTACTCTCTCTACTCCCACCAGATCTATTCCAAGAAAAAGCCAACCCATGTGCATTAGTAGGGTTCACATTTGCCGCATTACTTACAGCATAAAGGTAATGTCCTGTTCCGCCCACCGTTAAATGGCCTGTTAACGAAACATCTCCATTAATACTACCCCCTGATAATATATTGGTGTTAGTGTTAGTGTCTGTTGAAACAAAATTTAGTTTTCCAGAGGCATCATTGTAAGTCACCGCTATATTTGTTTCAGTATTTCCTGACACCATAGCACCCACAATATCTTGCACTGTTTCTGTGCTTAATTGCGTATTTGTATTTGTAGTGTAAGATGGAGTCCCGAACGTACCGTCGTGCTTTAAAAATTCACCCGCTGTGCCTTCCGCTGGAACAACACCGTTGTTTCCTGTTCCAACTTTAGTTCTTATTTCGGCCGCCGTATTTTGTGTATTCGTATCTGTGGCAGATATTTCCCCATCAGTGATAGTAATATTTGTACCTTCTGAAAATTTACCCCTTACTTGTGCTGTTGATAATTGAGTGTTATTATAATTGCCAGTATGTATATTAGTATTACCTTGATCGGTTGTCCAATCTATAATTTGATTACCGCTAGGTATAGTTGTGTCTCCCGCTAAGGCTGTTGTGCTTGTCGTTCCTAATACTAATAATGTAGGTAAGCTGGTCAAGCTATCGTAATCTCCATCAAATAAGGTTGGCTTATTTGTAAGATTATCGTAATCTCCATCAAAATCTGCTGCAATATCTATAGTTTTATTAGTTTGCGCTAAAGTTATTCCATCTCCACTTGTAAATGTAACTGTATTGCCTGATGCAATATTTTCTGATGTACCTGAATCAATTTGAAAATTCCAGTTTGTAGTGTTCGTATCCGTTGCTGTTATGGTTATATTATCAGCGTCGGTATGTGTTAAAGTAATATTATCGCCTGCATTAAATTTTATATCATCTGTCGAAGACGATGCTCCCGTAATTGTATTTCTTAATATAATATCTCCTGTGGTTGTAGGAGGAGACGCGCCGTCGTTTTCTTCTACAAAACTGAGGGTTGTTGTGTTTTGAGTGTTATCATTGTCATTATTGTCAGTTGAATTTATAACTAAAGTATTAGATGTATCATCATACGTAACGGTGGTCGCTCCTGTACCTGAAATAAAACTTGAATTACCAATAATATCTTGAACTTGCTCTGCAGTCAACTGTACATCTGTATTAGCAATATAAGCTGGCACTTCCCAAGTTCCATCTGCTTTTAAAAATTTACCGCCATGCGGATCCGGAAGCTGTGGAGCTAAACCTGCCGCGGAAGTGGTAAATGCGCTGTAAGTAGTATCAGTATCAACGGGCACTTCCCAAGTTCCATCTTTTCTTAAAAATGAATCTCCGTGCGTTGCACTACCCTCTAAAACTAGACCTGCAGAATAATCTGCGGGGTCTCCAGCACCCATAACGTCATAAGTTGTATTAACCCACGGAACATTAGCGTATGCTTTTTCAGTGTCTAAGGCGACTGCGTAGTTTCTTGCATTATTATCTGTGGTATAACCTATTTTAACACCGCCTCGTTCTGTTGTTGTAGCTAAAGCGTTTGTTATAGTTAAATCATTATTGGCATTAGTTAAAGCACCTGTGCCTGTTCTTGAAAGTGTTATTCCATCACCTTCTGTAAGATCAATACTGTTTATGCCTGAAAATTGTAATTCTGAAAAATCAGCAATATCACCAGCTGATCCGCCGTTGTGTATAAATGTTTTACTAATGTCCGTTCTTATTACAATATCACCACCTGTAGTTGTAGCAGAGATCATCGCTGCTTCTGTAGCCACTGTGAACACAGTACCAAAAGCTTGTGAGTTTATAGTTATAGTATCGTTAGCTTCACTTGTAGATAAGCTTATATTATCACCAGCAATAAGTTTTATATCGTCGTTGTTGCTGTCGCTATCTATTAATCTTATTATAGAATCATTTGTCGATGCTATAGCTTCTACCGTGTAAGTTGTGTCATCCGAGGCCGGTAAAGTAACAGTTTTAGTATTTACAGCTGTAACATGCCCAGTTGTATTAGTAGTTAAAGTATCTATAGCTGTAAACGAGGCTCCGTATGTTGGAGAAGCTGTTGATGTAGCGTTGGACCTGGTGGTGCTATCGTGATTTACAGTAACTGTACCATCCGTACCTCCACCGTTTAAATAAGTACCAGCAGTAACACCTGTAACTTCACCTATTGTTATTGTTCCGCCTAACGCAACAGCAGTACCGTTTATTGTAATACTGGAGTTTGCCAAGTCTGAATTAGCTAATTGACCTGTTATACTGGTCGCTGATAAATCAACAGCTAAGCTATTAGTGCCGTTTATAATCTCCGTTACAATACCTCCATTTGCTTTCAATGTGCTGTTTGACGGCGATATAGATATTTGCCCTTGAATGTATTCAGTTAAATCCTTTATCTTGAAGTTTTTAGTTTCATAAGCATTGAAGCTTACAAAATTAGATCCTGCTAACAGGTCTTCTCCGGATATGCTGTTATCATTTAAGTATGTTGATAGTCTAGCCATAGTTATATTTTAATACCCGTATCTCTTTTGGGTCTTCTCGTTTTTAGTACCGCCTTTTCCACCGGCTCTGTTCTTAGATGCTTTTATACATTTACCTAATCTGTGATCGAAATCGTATCCTTTCTTACACTTCTTAGCTTGTGCTGTTCTTTTCTTATATTTACCCCACTCGCTCATTGCATACTTCTTGTCTCGCTTTGCTTTTGCTAATCGGGCTTTAATTGATAGTTTCTGTGCCATACTCTTATTATTACTTATTATACCTAATTGTTAATCAGTGACGTTAGGTAGCTACTTATATACCTTTACAGGCTAATGTCGTATAGAGGAGTAATGGGTTACACTACCGTATTCACTCTGTATACCCTATAATAAAAACCACTTTAAAAACCCCACCCCCCCACCTTTTTAAACTTTTCTTTATAAGTTTTTACCTTTTACAATGTAAACACGATGTACTTTGGATAATATAAGTGTAACTAAGTAACTAATAAAATAAATATAATATGAGTAAATTAAATGTAAACAACGCAATTAAAGATTTAACAAGCGAACAATTAACTGAGATCTTTCCACCTATCATGCGAAACAATTTTGTAGTAAGAAAGAGTTGGTTAGGTAGAAATCAAATCATTACGTTCATCAATAACAAACATGAACAAATCACCTACAATCACGACGAGGTATTAAAAGTAATGTTACCTAAACTAAACATCTTACCTTGCTGGATTAAACGAGGTTACTGGTCTCAATCAACTGACATGCCAAGTAATGTTCGAAATGTAGTAATCGAGAGAGTTAAACTAATCGAAAACAGTGACAATAGCTAACTACTATTAAATCATTATGTACCTAATGTCACACTTTTACAGGTACACAGGTGAAGGGTTACATCTGTAAACAAATTAACAACAGTAAACAAACTACCTACTTTAAGTTCCACTTGTTTCTATAAGTATAAAAATGTGAATGAGTAAATGACACAACGGTTTTTGTGAGTTCGATTCTCACCGTGTCAACTAAGATAACAAAGTGTTGTCAATAACTTTTAAATATAATAATATGTATAATCACTCAGCTTTAATTAGAATCTCTAATAAACTTTACCCTAACAAAAATGTCTTCAACCTAACTAAAGAAGAACAAAGAAAGGTATTAGCAATCTATAATGAATTTCATTAATTGCTATACAACTTACAAAGTAAATACGAAGTTAAATGGATAATATAAGTGTAACAAATAATAAATAATATGAAAATGTTTGAAATAATTTCTAATAACACTTGGAATAAAAGAGGAATTACAACTAACTTTAAATACTATATGAAAAGTAAAAGTATAGAAGAAGTAAAAGAATACTATAAAAACAATAATATAAAATCAATTAAAAAAATATAAAATGAATAGAGAAGAAATATACAACGAAGTAATACAAGACTATTCTCACTTACAATACGAATATGACGGTGACGAATTACAAGATAAAATAAACGAAATTGTAGATAATATAATATTAGAAACATTAACTAAAAAAATGTTTGGTGAACAATATACTTTCAACGAAATGAGTGAAAGAGAACAAGGAATGATAGAAAACGAATACAATGATATATACAGATAATTACGGAAACGATCTTACTTGGGCAATAGGTATGCAAATGGAAGATAAACTAACTAGAGAAGATGTACTAGGTATAATCGAGACTCACAAACTAAATACGACAACTAACGGATAATATAATTGAATATGATACTAGATAAAACCTTACGCGAACTACTTAACGAACTACATTTCCATGCTAAAATGTTAAGAGACGAAACAATTGATCACCATGACTTCAGTAATGCAGTCGAAGAGATACTTGAACACTATGACAAATAAAAACCTACTATGTATGTAAGACGATGAAAGAACTCCTCGCATTCACCAAAGCAAAAAGAAAACAACGAGCTCATTCTCACTATGAGATGGCCAAAGTACACGGACCTTGCAGTGGTTATGGGTAACAAAAGATACCGAGTTGAACAAAAAAGCAACTACAGTAAACGTAAGAAACCTAGTTATACTACAATATGGAACTATAACAACTCAGGTGTGACTTACAAACTAAACACGAACAACAACGGATAATATAATAAAATAATAACTATGATAAAAGCAATATTTACATCAAAAATGAGTGACTACAAAATAGTAGACATCATCTTGAAAATTACCACTGCAATCTTAATGATAATGTGGGTACTCGGTATGGCTCAGTTGCTATACCACTTAATAACTAACCCATCTGCAATGGACAATGCGACATTCGGAATAATTGATTACCTATAATATGGAATTTAAAGACTACAAACCTGAATTACTACAAGACAAACTACAACAATGTCTTGACTACGAAGCCAAATACGGTACAATACCACAAGTAACCGCAACGAAAAAATGGTGTCAAAGCTATGAATACAGAAAAAACGAGTGGCAATTCAGACAAAATGTAGCAAAATCAATTAATTATAACACTAACTACTTAAAACCTTATTACAATGAGTAAAATGAAAGAATTAGACGATATTGCACAGGGTATTGCAGACGTCACTAAAGAATTAATGTATGATAGTATTGATTGGCAACTATCAGAGTATGAAGCGGAAGGCGATAACTACAATGCTATACACTCGCACGTCATGAACCTAGCAATAAGAAAACTATATGAAGAAACAAAAGAGAAAGTTTAGCCACCACAAATTACTGCAAGCACAAATAATTGCAGCGGAACAACAGTATTGGGAACGATACAACTCAGGTATTCCACAATGGATGCAAACTAAATACGATTAGTATTGGATAATATAAATGTAACAAATAAAAAATTAATATATGTATTGTAAATGCGGCGACAAAGTACACGAAGTACGAATCAAATTAGGATATAGAACTTGTATGCCTTGTTCAACAGACCCAAACCTAATTCTTATGTACCTATAATAGCACATAAAACAGGTAACACAATACAGATAGTGAGTCAAGAGGTGAGCGATTGCCGTTCACCGAGCTTGGCGAAGAAAGTAACAGAGGCTAGACGAGTAGCTTAATTAGGTAGATTTGAAGCCAATTATAAGTGTATGTGAATTCTAGGGAGTAATTACCCAAAAGAAGACGGAAGTGTATTACACTTACATAATTGTTTGATGAATAGCTACGCAGAAGAGACTGGCGAGCTATATCAGGTCACGTTACTGGACTAAAGTACAGATAAAAATCAACCAGTCTGTGCACCTGAATATGGGAGTGATATGGTAAGTGAGACTGTTCGCTTGATTGCGGTACACGACATCTCAAACGGCGGTTCGACTCCGCCCACTTCCACTAAATGCGGGATAGAGCAGAGGTAGCTCGTTGGGCTCATAACCCAAAGGTCGGAGGTTCGATTCCTTCTCCCGCAACTAATGAAATATCCAAATGCAACGAAACATTTTTATGTGTCGATTCTGAAGAGTACAGTAAGAATTGGCGGGTATGCGCTAATACCTTTCAACATAATAGCGGCAACTATAGTATTGATAATCAGCGAGTTAATTGGTGTGATTGAAGAAATGGTTTAATACAAACTAAATACGAATACAAACGGATAATATAAATGTAAACTAAATAAAATTAAATTATGAGCAAATCACTTTACCAAAGATTATTTCCTGAATTAAAGAAAAATCTAAATGCAAACGCGAGGGAATACGCCACCGCTAAACAACTAAAATACAGACTAATGAGCCACACGGCGTGGTATCAATTAACTGTTGACGACGTCAGACAACTGCAAACGTGGGCAGACTTCTACGACAGATCAGTAGATTCTGTGCTATACGGCGACAATATAATAATTAAAGACTAATGAATGTTGATCACCTTAAAGAAACGAAAGAGCGAGCAGTCTGTAAAGTTTTTGCAAACTTATGCCACCTTGAAAATGAGATTAAAGACTGTCAGGAGAACATAGATAACAAAACATTATCTAAAGTTGGTATCACTGTTGAAATGCACGAAAGTATTTTAAGCGGTTTATACAAACAAAAACAAGTATGGTTTATACTTATCATCCCTAATTAAATAATATGAGTACTAGAAACGTAACAATGGTCGTAAATCGATCAGAAGCAAAACAATTTGAAGCAGGCTTCGCGGTTAATCCTGAGCAGGTTAAAGACG